CCTGACTGGTAAGTGTGTTCACTTCCAGTTTCCCCTATGTAAAGTATATTTTTAATAAATATTTTTTAGATAAACTGAGACTTTACGGAGAAAAACATGGCGACTCCTCAATTATCTCCAGGCGTACTCGTCAGAGAGGTTGACTTAACAGTAGGAAGAGCTGATAATGTTTTAGATAATATTGGTGCGATTGCTGGCCCTTTTCCAATTGGTCCTGTAAACTACGCTGTTGATATTGCAACAGAGCAGGATTTAATCAATACTTTCGGAAAACCATCACAAAATGATAACCAGTATGAATATTGGATGAGTGCATCATCCTATCTTTCATATGGTGGTGTTCTAAAAGTTATTAGAACTAAATCACCAAACTTAAACAATGCTAACGCTGGAGTTGGAATTGGATCCACTGCATCTTTAGACATTGATAACTATGATGATTACAACGCGGAGCATACAGAAGCTCAGAATTTTACATACGCAGCAAAAAATCCAGGAACTTGGGCAAATGGTCTGAAAGTTTGTGTAATTGATGATTTAGCAGATCAGGTCATCAATGTAACATCCTCAGATTTGTCTTCTGATGGTGTCGCTATTGGATATGGCGTGACAGCTAACTTAAATGGCATTTCAATTCCAGGATCTGGAACTTTTACCGGATATCTAAAAGGAATTATCACTGGAGTAACAACTGCAGTAACTGGTAGCAATAGCTCCATCACTGTTAAAGTTGTTTCAAGAGTTTCCAGTGGAGGAACAGAAACAAAAATTGATTATGCAGAAGGGACCGAATTTGCTGCATTTAAAGGAACACAAACATTAAACTTCATTGACGGTTCGGGTTCATATCAAGGAAACCTCAATTCAGTATCTGTTTCTGATTGGTATAATCAACAAAAACTTGGTCTAGAAAATAGCACTATTTTCTGGAGTTCAATTGCACCAAAACCAACCACATCTATTCACGCTTTAAACAGAAATGGTAAAGGTGATGGTATTCACGTAGTAGTTGTTGATGATAAGGGAACAATCACCCAAAATCCAGGGACTATTCTTGAAAAGCATGTTGGTCTATCAAAAGCACTTGATGCTATTTCGGCAGTAAATTCGCCACAAAGAATTTACTATAAGCAATTCTTGGCAGATTACTCGTCACAAATCTATGCAGGCAAATCTCCATCATCTGCTGCCGATGGATATTGGAGAACAGCACCAAGGGCAGTTTCATTCACTAAAGCTGATGGAACTACTCAAGCATTTATTCCTAATGTAACAGAGAATTCACCATCTAAAGGTGATTGGGGTCAAAATGCACAAGATGTAACATTTAGTGCAGTAGGTAATGTAACTTATGCATTAAATGGCGGACAAGATTATGGTGCCAATGGTTCAATGGCAGTGACTCTTGCAGACTTGCAAACTTCGTACAATCTATTCTCAAACAAAGACGATGTTCAGGTTGATTATTTAATCATGGGTCCTGGACTAACCGATGAAAATGATTCAATCGCAAAAGCACAATATCTGATTTCAATTGCAGGTCAGAGAAAGGATTGTGTTGCTGTAATTGGACCTCATAGAGGAAATCTAATTGGACAAAGCAATTCTACTACTCAGACAACAAATCTAATCAAGTACTTTAACTCTGTTGGGTCTTCTTCATCATATGCAATATTTGATAGTGGATATAAGTACACTTATGATAGATTTAATAATAAGTTTGTATATATTCCATGCAACGCTGATATTGCTGGGTTAATGTGTCGCACTAATATCATTGCATATCCTTGGTTCTCACCTGCTGGTCAGCAACGAGGAATCATTAATAATGCAATTAAGTTGGCATATAACCCAAGTAAAGCACAAAGAGACCAACTATATCCAGCAAGAATTAATGCAGTCATTACTCAACCTGGAATCGGAACTCTTCTCTTTGGAGATAAGACAGCACTTGGATATGCATCAGCATTTGATAGAATTAATGTTCGTCGCTTATTCTTAACAATTGAACAAGCACTACAGAGCGCAGCACAAGCTCAACTATTCGAATTAAATGATGAACTGACAAGAGCAAACTTTAAGAATATTGTAGAACCATATCTACGCGATATTCAAGCGAAGAGAGGTCTGTACGGTTTCTTAGTTGTTTGTGATACAACAAACAATACTCCTGACGTTATTGACAATAACGAATTCAGAGCAGATATCTTCCTGAAACCAGCTAAGTCTATTAATTATGTAACTCTCACCTTTGTTGCTACACGCACAGGTGTAAGTTTTGAAGAAGTTGCAGGTACTGTTTGATTATTATTCAATAAATAACCTTAAGGAGGTAACGAACCGTGGCAAGACTCAAGACAATCTCTCAATTTAAGAGTGCTCTAAGTGGTGGTGGTGCTCGTCCCAATCTATTTGAAGTTGAATTGACAACTTTTCCATCTGGAATTTCTTGGGACGCAGATAAATTCAAGTATCTATGTAAAGCAGCCGCTTTACCGGCATCAAATATTGCAGCAATTGATGTTCCTTTTAGAGGAAGAACATTTAAAGTTGCAGGAGATAGAAGCATTGATGCTTGGACAGTAACCATCATCAACGACGAAGACTTCAAACTTAGAAGAGCATTTGAAGCATGGAGTGAACTTATTGCAAAACTTGATAATAACCTTGGAGCGACAAATCCAGCAGCTTATATGAGCAATGCAACTGTCTATCAACTTGGAAGAGGTGCTACAGTAAATAGTACCACTAACGCAGGTTCGGACAGTTCTATCTTAGCTGCTTATAAGTTTGTTGACATTTTCCCAACAAGTGTTTCTAACATTGATCTTTCATATGATAGTGGAGATACTATTGAAGAATTTACTGTGGAATTCCAAGTTCAGTCTTACGAAATTATTAGCGGAGCAACCGCATCTAAAGCTTGATAAATAGTCAAAAGGCAAAGAACAAAAAATAAATTATGGCAAGACTATTTGGATTCTCTATTGAGGATAAAGAACCACTGTCTCCGGGAGTGGTCAGTCCAGTTCCTCCTAATAACGAGGACTCGTCTGACCACTACTTGAGTAGTGGTTTTTTTGGTTCTTATGTTGATATTGAAGGTGTTTATAGAACAGAGTTTGATTTAATTAAAAGATATCGTGAGATGGCATTACATCCAGAGTGTGATAGTGCTATTGAAGATATTGTAAATGAAGCGATTGTCTCGGATACAAATGATACTCCCATCCAAATTGACTTAGACAATCTGAATGCGAGTGATGGAATTAAGAAGAAAATAAGGCAAGAATTTAAACATATTTTATCATTGCTCGACTTTGATAAAAAGTCCCATGAAATTTATAGAAATTGGTATGTTGATGGCAGATTATATTATCATAAAATAATTGATTTGAAGAATCCTCACGAAGGAATTCAAGAACTTCGTTATATTGACCCCATGAAAATGCGGTATGTAAGACAGCAGAAAAAAACTGAGAAAGATAAGTATAGATTATCAAATATTAATACAGATAATCCAATGGATTTTGAGTTTCCTCAGATTGAGGAATATTTCATTTATAATCCAAAAATGACATATCCAACAGGAAATCCTTCTTCTATGGGAGGTTCTCAGGGTATCAAAATGTCCAAAGATTCTATCACATACTGCACTTCCGGTCTTGTCGATAGAAACAAAGGATCAACACTGTCATATCTTCATAAAGCAATTAAATCACTCAATCAATTAAGAATGATTGAGGACTCTTTGGTAATTTATCGTTTATCAAGAGCGCCAGAAAGAAGAATTTTCTACATTGATGTGGGCAATCTTCCCAAGGTAAAAGCGGAACAATATCTTCGTGATGTTATGATGCGCTATCGTAACAAACTTGTCTATGACGCAAATACAGGCGAAATTCGTGATGACAAAAAGTTCATGGCAATGCTTGAGGATTTTTGGCTCCCTCGTCGTGAAGGTGGTAGAGGAACTGAAATCACAACTCTTCCGGGTGGGCAAAATCTTGGAGAAATTACTGACATTGAGTACTTCAAGAAAAAACTCTATCGTTCTTTAAATGTTCCCCCATCAAGAATGGATGGAGAAGGTGGATTTAATCTTGGTCGTTCATCCGAAATTCTAAGAGATGAAGTTAAGTTCAGTAAGTTCGTTTCTCGTTTGAGAAAGAGATTCTCATACATGTTCCACGATATGCTGAGAACACAATTAATCTTAAAGAATATTATAACTCCTGAAGATTGGAATATTATGGAAGAACATATTCAATATGACTTCCTATATGATAACCACTTTGCAGAACTTAAGGATGCTGAGTTGCTAAATGAAAGACTCGGTATGGTTCAAATTGCAGAACCATATGTTGGGAAGTATTTTTCTCAAGACTATGTTCGTCGCAAAATTCTTCGCCAAACTGATGAAGAAATTATTGAGCAAGATAAAATTATCAAGAAAGAAATAGAAGATGGGATTATTCCAGATCCATCTGCACCAGTCGATCCTATGACAGGAATGCCAATCCAACCAGGAATGGAGCAAGGAACTGCTGGAATGGATTTGGGTCAACCAGTAATGGAACCAGAAATTAATGCTGCTCCAATGGAACCAAGTACAAAGGCAATGGAAATGCCCAAGGGGGGCGAAATATAAATAAAAACGATTACTTATAGGTTATTAAAATGGATGAACTTATGGATATGATTGTGGGTGATCAGTCACCTTCACAAATCAGCGATAAAATTAAAGAACTACTTTTTAACAAGTCTGCAGAAAAGATTGACGATTTTCGTCCTGCTGTAGCAAACGCAATGTTTAATAGCGAAACAGAAGAGGAATAATATGAAATCATTCAAGCAATTTATATCTGAATCAGTTAATATTGCTGGTGATTTTACTGGAAACCTTTACATTAATTCTCAATCAGAACAACCACAGCAGGTTGGTGAAGAGTATATTGCAGATGTTTTGTGGCAAGGGAGCTTATATCGGATGGAATTAATGACTAAAAATGGAATTCCATCCAAAAGAGATTTGGGAGAACAACTGCAAAGTAATTATCCGGGGGCAGTAGTTCAACAAATATATCCCACAGAAGAAAAAAATTTAAACATTAGAAACGCAAGACGATATCACCCATCAAAATTAGAATGGATTGACTAATTTATGGCTCAGTGGAATAAGACTACACAAGACTATCTAAATCAAGAAAGAACTTTGCATGAGGTTTATCTCCGTGCTGATGAGTATGGAAATATTCTAAATGAGAGTGCTTGTTCCAAGTCTGCCTTTGGTGAAAATATTTCAATCACAATCACACCAAAAATTCAGGCAGATGCTGTCTATGGATTAGACCCAAGAGAGTTTGAGACATTTACATTTAGTGCAACAGGAGTTGCTACTCATGCAAACTCCACATTCATAGTTGGTGCTGGTTCTTCTGCAAATTCTTATGGTGTAATCAGAAGCACTAACTTTATCAGATATCGTCCAGGACAAGGTGTTGTTTGCAGATTTACTGGTTCGTTCTCAAATAACCCAGTAGGATTTACACAAAGAGCAGGACTATTCAATCAAGAACAAGCAATTCAAATTGGATATGCACATACCAATGGAAAGTTTGGTGTGCTTCGTGCTAATGGTGGTAAGGCAAGAATTCAAGGATTTGACTTTACTACACTTGATAATGGAGATGTAACAGTCACTCTCAATGGAACATCTTTCACTGCAGTAACAGTAAATTCAGGAACACTTGCAGGAAATCTTTCTCAACTCGTACAAGGATTAAGAGCACAAGCACTCTTTAATGCTTTATGGTTGGTTGAGTATGATCAATCAAGATTAAGATTTTTAGCAACATCTCTTGGACCTCAAACTGGAACTTTTAATATCACAAGCACCGCACCAGCATCTTTTACAAATCAAATAGAACAGGCAGGTGTAGTACAAACAGAAAACTGGACTTTCCAAGAAGATTTTAATTTAGATAAACTTGATGGAACTGGATACTCTGGTATTACTCTAGACCCATCTAAGTTAAATGTATATCAAATCAACTTCCGTTGGTTAGGTGCTGGTGAGATTAGATATGCGATTGAAAATCCTCTAAATGGGGATATGATTTTCTTCCATAACGAGCACTATTCTAATAGAAACGAACTACCACACCTAGCAAATCCATCAATGAAGATTGGATATGTTGCTGCAAATTTGAATAATGGTGTGGGTGTTGTTACTTGTAGAGGTTCTTCTTTTATGGGAGCAATTGAAGGTATTGTTGAAAGAACAAAACTTCCATATTCAGTGACTACAACCAGAAATGATAGTATGAACATTCCTGGTTCTTTATATCATCTCATTTCTCTTAAGAATAAACTAGTCTATCAAGGTAAGATTAATACCAGAGATTTACTTCCCAGAAGACTTACTGCATCAGTAAATACAACAGGAGACCCAGCAGTTATTCGTATATATTGGAACCCAGTTCTTACAAATTATTTGAGATGGACTACTCAAAGTGATTTTAATGCATCACTTTATGCAACTCAGGATAGTACTGGATTATTTACTTTAGCAGCACAACCAATTCCTGCTGTTGCTGCTTTCCATGTATCAGACAACTCAACGATTGATGTTGATTTATCAGAAATTGGACTTCATGTTCCACCAAATAATTTTATAACCGCAGTAATTTCATCAACATCTAATATTACTGCTGCTAGTGCTTCGTTCATTTATGTGGAAGACTAATAATAATAAATAACTAATAAAGTCTTTATTATACAAATGCAAAGAACTAAAATAATTGAATCTGAAGTAACTACAGGAACTACTGCTGGTACAGCATCAAGTATTAGTAGTGCAACCTGCGTGAGACTTTGTAATGACACTGGAAGTCTTGTTACGGTAGGCGTTTCCACAATGGTTGGTGCAGCAACAACAAATTTCTTCACTATGCCAAGTTACGCCGTAGAGTTTTTGGAAAAGTTTCCAAATGATGTTATTTGGACATCATCCGCAATTAAAGCTTCCAAAGTAGGATTTACCAACTAAGAAAAATGAAACTAATCAGAGAAGAAATCGAAAAGGTTGAAGTTATTACCGAAAATGTAAACGGTAAAAAATCAATGTTTATTAAAGGAATTTTCCTTCAAAGTGAATGCGTAAATCGCAACGGTAGACTTTATCCTTTTTCAATCATGGAAAGGGAAGTCAATCGTTATAACGAAAACTATGTTCAAAAAGGTCGTGCTCTCGGTGAACTTGGGCACCCAGATGGACCAACCGTAAACCTTGATAGAGTTTCTCACAAGATTACTGAACTCCATCAAGAGGGCAATAATTTCATTGGTAAGGCACAAATCCTTTCAACTCCAATGGGCAAAATTGCAGAATCTCTTCTTAAAGAAGGTGTTTGCCTTGGCGTTTCTTCTCGTGGTATTGGTTCTTTAAGAGAGAATCAAAAAGGTTATAGAGAAGTTGGTGAAGACTTTATGCTTGCAACTGCTGCTGATATTGTAGCAGATCCTTCAGCACCTGATGCCTTTGTTCAAGGAATCATGGAAGGAAAGGAGTGGATTTGGGATGGTGGTATTCTTAGAGAGAAGGTAGCGGAAAACACTAAACGTAGAATAAATACTTTAGTTGATCAGGGTATCCTTGAAGAATACAAGTTATCCTTGTTCGATGAGTTTTTAAATTCATTGTAATTTGTTAATTTATAAATAAATATAGTTTATAACTAAGGTTAAACGGAGAGTTCAAATGTCTCGTGGAGATTTACAAGAAATGGAAGTAGGCACAAAGCAATCCCGAACCGCTGTTAATGCAAATGCTAAAGCGGCGGAAGCGATGCCAAAACTAACCACAGGAATTCCTGATGGTCAAACTGCTGGTTGGGAAGATCTTGGTGGTCCCGATCCTTCTAATTATCGTCCTGATGACGATTCTGCAAAACTTAAGACACCTGGCGCAACTCTTAAGCAAGTAAGAGATGTTGTCAACAAAGGTGCTAAAGGTGCAGATCCAATGAAGGGTCTTCACAAAGAAGAGGAAGAACTCGAAGATGAAGATTTAATCGAAGAAGAGATTGAAGAGGGTGAGGAAGAAGAAGTAGTTGCTGAGGCTGCGGAAGAAGAGGAAGAAACACCCAAGAAAAAAGCAAAGAAAGAAGAAGACGAAGACGAAGAAGAAGATGAGGATGAGGATGAAGAAGACATGAAGGAAGAGTTTGATATCGAAGAAGATGTCAATGCTCTACTTGAAGGTGAGGAGCTTTCTGAGGAATTCCAAGAGAAAGCACGCACTATCTTCGAAGCAGCTCTTCGTTCAAAAGTTGCCGATATTCAAGAGGCACTTGAAGAGCAGTATGCCACTGCACTTGCAGAGGAAGTAGAAGAAATTAAGACTGAGCTTGCTGAGCGTGTAGACGCTTATCTTGAGTATGTTGCTGACGAGTGGATGCAAGAAAATGCACTCGTTATTGAGCAAGGTCTTAAGACCGAAATGACCGAATCATTCCTCCAAGGAATGAAGGGTCTTTTTGAAGAACATTATGTATCAATCCCTGAAGATAAATATGATGTGCTTGAGAGCATGGTAGATAAACTTGATGAAATGGAGACAAAACTCAACGAGCAGATTGAGAAGAACGTTTCACTCAACAAGCGTCTCGCAGAGTCGGTTGCTGATGGAATCTTTGAACAGGTCGCTGATGGTCTTGCAGACACTCAGAAAGACAAGCTCGCTTCACTTGCCGAAAGTGTTGAGTTTGAAAGTGAAGAAGAATATCGTGAAAAACTGGAGACTTTGAAGGAATCATATTTCCCTTCAAGAGTTGTATCTCCATCTGCTAAGACTGAAACACTGTCCGAAGGTGCTGACGTTGCGCCCGAATCTTATTCGGATTCAATGGCTGCATATCTAAGAACGCTTTCAGCATTTGGCAAATAATTGAATTTAATATAATTCAAACCCAAAAAAAACAAACACTTAGTAAAAAGGTAAAAGCAAATGTTCCATTCCGAGCATCTGCAGGAAAAGTGGGCACCACTCTTAGACTATCAGGGTCTTGATCCAATCAGAGATTCTCATCGTAGAGCTGTAACCGCTGTCCTGCTCGAAAACCAAGAAAAATTCCTAAGAGAGGAATCAGCATTTAACACAGGTGGTATTACCAACCTGATGGAAGCACCAACCAACGCTACCGGTTCATACGGAGCTGCTGGTGCATCTGCACACGGATTCAGTGGCGGTGCTGCTGCTGGTGGTCCTACCGCAGGTTTCGATCCAGTTCTGATTTCACTCATTCGTCGTTCAATGCCTAACCTGGTCGCTTATGACCTCGCTGGCGTTCAACCAATGAGCGGTCCTACTGGTCTTATCTTCGCAATGCGTTCACGCTACACTAACCAGAGTGGCTCTGAAACCTTCTATGATGAAGTAGATACTGGATTCTCCGGAAACAATTCAGCATTCGATGCTACCGGTGGATTCAGCGATGTTGCCGCTGGTATGGGTACAACGACTCAGAAGGGTTCGAACCCATCTGTTCTCAACCCAGTTAGCAGTGCAACCACTTCTGCTTATAATGTCGGTCAAGGAATGCGTACTAATGACGCAGAAGCCCTTGGCGACGGAGTAGATGGTGATCACTTCAATCAGATGGCTTTCTCAATCGAGAAGGTCACTGTTACTGCTAAGAGCCGCGCTCTGAAAGCAGAGTACAGCCTTGAGCTTGCTCAAGACCTGAAGGCAATCCATGGTCTGAATGCTGAAGCGGAACTCGCAAATATTCTCTCAACTGAGATTCTTGCAGAGATCAACCGCGAAGTTATTCGTACCATCTACAAGGTTGCTGAACAGGGTGCTGCACAAAACGTTGCAACCCCAGGTATCTTCGACCTCGACATTGACTCAAATGGTCGTTGGTCCGTTGAGAAGTTCAAGGGTCTTCTATTCCAAATCGAGCGTGATGCTAACGCAATCGCACAAAGAACTCGTCGCGGAAAGGGCAACATCATCATGTGCTCTGCTGACGTTGCTTCAGCACTGACCATGGCTGGTGTTCTCGATTACACCCCTGCACTCAACGCTAACCTAACCGTTGATGACACTGGCAATACTTTTGCTGGTACTCTAATGGGCAAGTTCCGCGTATATATTGACCCATATGCATCTAACCTGACTTCAGGTAATGAGACTCCAGGTAACCAGTACTATGTTGTTGGTTATAAGGGTTCTTCACCTTATGATGCTGGTCTCTTCTATTGCCCATATGTTCCTCTCCAAATGGTTCGTGCCGTTGGTGAGAACAGCTTCCAGCCCAAAATTGGCTTTAAGACCCGCTACGGTCTTGTTGCTAACCCATTCGCTGAAGGCAAGAACCAGGGTCTCGGTAGTCTTACCGTTAACGCTAACCGTTACTATCGTAGAGTTGCGGTCAAAAATCTCATGTAAATCTCATATGGAGATTACTTGGAGGACCTCAAAAAGGTCCTCTTTTTTTATAAATACTATAGTTAAAAACTTCCGTGATATGTTTTATATTTACAAATCAACTAATAAAATTAATAATAAATTTTATATAGGTAGATGTAAAGGTCCTATTGAAAATAGAGAATATAAACACTGGTGGTATGCTTTTAATAAAAATAGTAATGCACCATTTCCAAATGCTTTACGTAAATATGGAAGAGATAACTTTACATGGGAAATAATAGAACAAACTGAAGAATATAATAATGGAGAAAGAGAAATTTATTGGATAGATAAACTAAAACCACAGTATAATGCCACTTTAGGAGGAGACGGAGGAACTCTTGGTCGTTCGTGCCCAGAGCATGTAAAAGAAGCGACAAGACAATCAAGAATTGTATCAGTCAAAGATAAAAAAACTGAAAAAGTTTATTCGTCTATGAAAGAAGCAAGGAAAGATACTGGAGTATTGGAAAGTAGTATAAGCAGGTCTATAAAATATAATGGTCCTGGCAGTAGATGGGAAAGAGTTATCTAAATATTTAAAAAATACCATGACGATTGGACAACCAGAGAATAGGAATTTTCTATCTCCAACAGGATTTAAATTTACGTTAAAGAGAACTCCGAAAGTTGCTTTCTTCTGCAATTCAGCAAATATTCCAGAAATAACTCTTGGTCTTGCATCTCAACCATCGTATCTAAAAGATATTGATGTCCCAGGAGATAAAATTGTATTTGGAGATTTGACTCTTAGATTTCTTGTAGATGAAGATCTACAAAACTATATGGAAATTCAAAATTGGATGAGGGGTCTTGGGTATCCAGAAAGTTTGGAACAAATTTACGATTTCCAAGAAACCGGATTCATAAATCCAAAGATTGAATCCCAGAAACAAATGGGATTATATTCCGATGGAACTTTACAAGTACTGACAAGTTCATCAATTCCAAATTTTCAAATTACATTTAAAGATTTATTTCCATACTCATTAGGAACTTTAAGTTTTGATGCAACACAAACTGATGTACAATACTTTACAGCAGACGTATCTTTCAAGTATACTATTTACAATATAGTAGATCTTGGTGGAAATCCCTTATGAGTTTTGATCTGGATATGATTCAAAAGATGTGGGAGCAGGACTCCAAAATTGATATGGATAATTTGCACACAGAGTCCACAAATATTCCAGTTCTTCATGCAAAATATTTTGATTTATACAATACAATATTTCTTTTAAGAAAAAAAGCAGAGCAACAGAAAAGAAATATTCGTCACGAAAGATATGAATACTATTCTGGAAAATCAGATCCAGAGGTATATGTAGAAAATCCATTCCCCAAAAAGATTCGTGATAAAGACACAATGCAAAAGTATCTTGATGCTGATGAAAAACTTTCGACAGTATGCCTGAAGATTGATTACTACGATACAATGTTGACTTATATTGAAAGTATTCTAAAGATGATTCAAAATAGAACTTATCAAATTAAAAATGCAATTGAATTTATGAGATTTAACGCTGGACTTGGGTAAATAAATAATCATAGCAATATTAATGCTATGAGTGATGTAATCATTGAAAAGAAAAATGAGGTTTACATTAAGCTACATTGTGAACCTCATATTTTGTACGAACTTCAACCATATTTTACTTTTGAAGTTGAATCTGCGAAATTCATGTCCCAGTATAGAAGCAGGCACTGGGACGGCAAGATTCGATTGTTAAGTACTCATACTGGAGAAATATATGCTGGTTTGTTAGATAAAATTATCGACAAACTAAAACTGCATAATTACACCTATGAGTTTAAAGAAAATAAATTCTATGGATTGCCTTTTGAAATTAACGAGGGCATCTCATATGAAGGTGTAAAAGATTATATGCAATCTATTTGTTCTCATTCTCCAAGAGACTATCAAATAGAGGGAGTATACGATGCTCTAAGGCATAATAGAAAATTGCTGATATCACCCACAGCCTCAGGTAAATCCTTAATGATTTATTCCCTTGTAAGGTATTATGTAGATAAAGGACAAAAAATTCTTTTAGTTGTTCCAACGACATCTCTTGTAGAGCAGATGTACAAGGATTTTGAAGACTATGGTTGGGATGCTGAGTCATACTGTCACAAAATTTATTCTGGTAGAGAGAAGACAAATAAACATTCTGTCACTATCACTACCTGGCAATCTATCTATAAACTAGAACGCCCATTCTTTGAAGATTATGGCGTAATCATAGGGGATGAAGCTCACTTATTCAAGAGCAAATCTCTTGTCGATATCATGACCAAACTTCATCATGCAAAATATCGTTTTGGTTTTACTGGAACTCTTGATGGAACTCAAACACACAAATGGGTTCTTGAAGGACTTTTTGGACCTTCATATAAAGTTACTAGAACTTATGAGTTGATGCAGCAAGGACATATTTCTCAATTAGATATTCGCTGCCTTGTCCTCAAACATGCTCCACAAAAATTTGAAACCTATGAAGATGAGATACAATACTTAATATCTCATGACCAAAGAAATAAATTTATTACAAATCTTTCTTTAGATTTAAAAGGTAACACTCTTGTTCTGTTTTCACGAGTAGAAGCTCATGGTGCAATTTTATACGAAAAGATAAATACTAACAAGCGAAATGATCGTAAAGTATTTTTTATTCATGGTGGAGTTGATACTGAAGAGAGGGAATTAGTTAGGGAAATTACAGAAAGAGAAGACAATGCCATAATCGTAGCATCCTACGGAACTTTCAGTACTGGCATCAATATCAAAAATCTTCATAATGTTATATTTGCCTCTCCAAGCAAATCAAGAATTAGAAATTTACAAAGTATTGGAAGAGTACTAAGAAAAGGAACTAACAAAACAAAAGCAATACTTTATGATATTTCAGACGACTGCACTTATAACTCAAGAAAAAATTATACTCTGAATCACCTCATTGAAAGAATTAAAATCTATAATGAAGAAAATTTTAACTATGAAATAATCACCATACAACTTAAGAAAAAATGATAGAAGATGATTTTTACTGCACAATCAAGTTAAAAACAGGCGAAGAAATCTTTGCCAAAGTAGCAGCTTCCGAAGAAGAAGATAGGACAATATTAATCATTTCAAATCCAATTACTATTTGTGAAATCAAAAATAGAACTAGTGTTGTTGGATATAAACTGGAACCATGGTTGAAAACAACCAAAGAAGATATGTTTATAATTAATCTAGAAGACGTACTCACTCTTTCAGAATCTTCTGATATTGAAATGATCATGATGTACCAGTCCTATGTCCGCCACTCAAGTAAGGATGGTACGAATCAATCAAAACTTAATCGTAGAATGGGATACCTTGCCAATGTCAACGATGCTAAAGAGATATTAGAGAAGCTTTATAAAAATAGCTAAGATATAACTTATCAACCCCGACAAAGGTTATTGTACAGGTATTTGGATACCTTGTCAAGCATTTGCATAAATGGTATAATCTATACATAATAATGATAAAAACTTATGATAACCACAGCAGTTATGACCAAGAGAAAGAGGTCAGAGCATTACGTAAACAACAAAGAGTTTCTTGCTGCTCTCATTAAGTATAGAGAAGATAAAGAAATCGCTCTTCTACAGAATAAACCAAAACCTCCCATTCCTCGCTACATTGGAGAGTGTTTTCTGAAGATCGCTAATCATCTTTCCTTCAAACCAAACTTCGTGAACTACATGTTCAAGGAAGATATGATTTCTGACGGTATTGAAAACTGCGTTCAGTACATTCACAATTTCAATCCAGAGAAATCACAAAATCCTTTTGCATACTTTACTCAAATCATTCACTACGCATTCCTTCGCCGTATTCAAAGAGAGAAGCGTCAACTGGAAATCAAAAACAAAATCCTTGAACGCTCTGGATTTTCTGAAGTGTTTGCTGACGACAACACTATTGACGGCGGGAACTATTCCGATTATAATAGCATCAAAGATGGTGTCCACTCCAAACTTCGTTATTGAATGAAAGTCGCTATTATTACAGACACTCACTACGGTGCAAGAAAAGGTTCAAAACTTTTTCATGATTATTTTGAACTTTTTTATAAGAATGTGTTTTTCCCGACGCTGGAACAGTACGGGATTGATACAGTTATTCACATGGGTGATGCTTTTGATAGTAGAAAGTCAATTGATTATCAAAGTTTAGAGTGGGCAAAACGAGTAGTATTTGAACCACTCAAAAAATATCATGTCCATATGATTGTTGGTAATCATGATAGTTATTATAAAAATACCAACAACACAAATTCACCTCAACTTCTGTTGAAAGATTATCCTAATATTCAAACATATTCTTCACCAACAGAAATCAAGGTTGGAAATCTTGATGTTCTTCTCCTTCCTTGGATTTGCGTGGAAAATGAAGAGCAGTCACTTAAAATGATTAAGAAAACAAAGGCAAAAGTTGCCATGGGTCATCTTGAGTTCCAAGGTTTTCGTGTAAACCGTCAAATCATTATGGAACATGGACTGGAAGCAAATCTTTTTAAGGACTTCTCTAAGGTATTTTCTGGTCATTACCACACTCGTTCTGATAATGGAACTGTTTTCTACTTGGGAAATCCTTATGAGATTTACTGGACAGATGTAAATGATACTCGTGGATTTACTATCTTTGATACAGAAACTTTAGAACATACTCCAATCAATAATCCTTATAAGATGTTTCATAACATTTATTATGAGGATACAAATTATCAAACATTTGATACTCGCGAGTATGAAAATAAGATTGTAAAAGTTGTTGTTCGTAAGAAATCAGACACTAAGAAGTTTGAAAAATTTGTTGATAAACTTTACGCTTCAAATATTGCAGAACTCAAAATTATTGAGAACTTCGATATTCAGGAACCTGTAGAGTTTGAAGCATTCGAAAGTGAAGACACTATCTCCATTCTGAATAGATATATTCAGGAGGCTGAAATAAATCTTGATAAATCAATCATTCAAAAAATGATGCAAGAAATATATCAAGAGGCTTGTGAGTTAATTTAAATGTTTATCTTAACAATTAATGGCAAAGAAACTGAGGGTGCATATTCTGTAATTGACGATGAAGGAGAACACATTTTATATCTCTTTCAGGAAGAAGATGATGCTACTCGATATGCTATGATGCTAGAGGAAGATGGATTTCCAGAAATGCATGTAATTGAAATTGAAGATGAAGTAATGGTAAAAACTTGCGAAATGCATGGATACCAGTATACTGTTATTACTCCTGATGATATTGTAATTCCTCCAAACACTGAACATGATTTTATTTAAAACTATTAGATGGAAAAACTTCTTAAGTACTGGAAATCAATATACGGAAGTTGATTTTACTGAAAATAAAACTAATCTAATCGTCGGCACAAACGGAGCTGGAAAAAGCACCGTTTTGGATGCACTTACATTTTCTTTATTTGGAAAACCATTTCGTAAGATTAATAAACCACAACTAATCAACTCTGTAAATGAGAAGGATTGTAGAGTTGAAGTTGAGTTTTCAATTGGAAACACTGATTGGAAAGTTGTAAGAGGAATAAAACCGGCACTGTTTGAGATTTGGAGAAATGATACTCCTTTAGACCAGTCTTCAGCTGCTCTAGACCAACAAAAGTGGTTTGAACAGACTGTTCTTAAAATGAACTACAAGTCTTTTACTCAAATTGTAATTTTGGGTTCCAGTACTTTTGTTCCTTTCATGCAACTTTCTGCTGCTCATCGTCGTGAAGTGATTGAAGATCTTCTTGATATTAAGATTTTCTCTTCAATGAACGCGGTAATTAAAGAAAAGATTCGTCAGGCAAAAGAAGATATTAAAGTTCTTGACTTAAAGAAAGAATCTTTGCTCGATAAGGTTAAGATGCAACAAGAGTTTATCGAAGAACTTGAGAATCGCGGAAAAGAAAGTATTGATAACAATAATCGGAAAATTTCCGATTTAGATAAAGAAATTCAACAACATATGGATGAAAATGGTTCTTTAGAAGAACCTCTTTATGAGTATATTAGAGAGCAAGATAAGTTAGTTGGATATGCTGATAAACTTCGTAAGTTGGGAAACTTGAAAGGTAAAATCTCACAAAAAGTATCTACCATTACTAAAGAGCATAAGTTCTTCACAGAGAATACGGTATGCCCCACCTGCACTCAATCCATTGAAGAGACCTTCAGAATAAATAGAATTAACGACGCTCAATCTAAAGCAAAGGAGTTGCAATCTGGGTATAAAGAACTAGAGGAGGCAATTAAAGAGGAAGAGGAGCGAGAGCGTCAATTCAATACTCTGTCGAAGGAGATTTCAAAATTAACGAATGGCATTTCTCAAAACAATATTAAGATTAATGGATTGCGGAGACAAATCCGAAATCTTGAATCAGAAATTCAAGTTCTTACCGAGAACCTTGCAAACCGAAATTCTGAACATGAGAAGTTAGAATCCTTCAGAGACAACTTAAAAACTACATACGACGACCTCGCTTCTAAAAAAGACACAATCAACTATTACGATTTTTCGTATAGTTTACTTAAAGACGGTGGAGTAAAATCCAAAATCATCAAGAAGTATTTGCCTCTCATCAATCAGCAAGTTAATCGCTATTTGCAGATGATGGACTTCTACATTAACTTTACACTTGATGAGGAGTTTAACGAAACCGTCCAGTCACCTATTCACGAAGATTTCTCTTATGCTTCCTTTAGTGAAGGAGAGAAAATGAGAATTGACCTTGCTCTACTCTTCACATGGAGAGAAGTTGCAAGAATGAAGAACTCCGTCAATACAAATCTTTTGATTATGGATGAGGTGTTTGATTCTTCACTTGATGGATTTGGAACTGAAGAGTTCCTTAAGATTATTCGTTATGTGATTAAAGACGCAAACATTTTTGTTATCTCTCATAAGACAGGTCTTGAGGACAGATTTGAAAGTGTCATAAAGTTTGAGAAAGTAAAAGGTTTTTCGCGTATGGTGGTCTGAACCACTCAAGAACAATGCAAGTCCCAAACTGGAAGCACCATTCCAAGAAAGAACAGAAACGAAAACTTAAACCGCAAGCACTGAGGCAAGCGAAAGCACGACTCGCCCAGTTCAAAAAGCGTCACATGGGTCGCCCAAAAGGCGACCTTTCGTTTTATGATGGTCTCATACGAAACAAATCCAATGGCAGTCTCTCACGAAATCAAATCCCAACTTGCCAAACTGCTTGCCACTGAAGACCTTGTAGTGGAGCACAAGAAAGTTCCTACAGCGTGCTTCAATGTTCATACTCGTGTTCTCACCCTTCCTTTGTGGGAAAAGGCAAGTGGTCTTGTGTATGACCTTCTGGTGGGTCATGAGGTGGGTCATGCTCTCTTCACTCCTGATGAAGATTGGACTGAGACTGCAAAGGTTCCTCAGCAGTTTGTGAATGTGGTAGAAGATGCCCGCATTGAGAAACTGATGAAGCGTAAGTATGCTGGACTTGCTAAGACTTTCTTCAATGGTTATAAGGAACTGAACGAAGAAGATTTCTTTCAACTTAAAGAAGAAGATATTTCTACTTTTAATCTTGCCGATCGTGCTAACCTTTATTTTAAAGTTGGTAACTTTTTGACTCTTGATTTTGCTCCAGAGGAAAAAGAAATCATTAATATCATTGATGCTTGTGAAAGTTTTGCAGATACATTGATTGCTGCTGAAGAACTTTATAAGTATTGTAAAAAAGAAAAGGAACAACAGCAGAAGGTTGCTGACTTTGATTCGCAAGAAACTCAAGGGAACTCGCAGTCTCCTGCAAGCGATTTTGTAGAGACTAATGACTCCTCTTCTGAGCAAGAAGGTGAGAGTGATAACTCCTCCAAAAAAGAGTCTTCTGAGTCCTATGGCGGCACTGCTCAAGGTGATGAAACTCCTGTAAAATCTTCTGGGGAAAAAGAAGAACCTGAAGTTCGCACTGCAGAGTCTTTGGAAGATAAGATTCGTGACCTTGTGGGTAACGATGGATATGAAAATGTTTATATTGAGGTTCCTCAAGTAAATCTTGATACTGTTATTGGTAAGAACTCTGAAGTTCATAAAGATATTGATGATTCTTTTGCTCATCAACAAAAAATTCATAATGAACACGCACAAGAAAAGGGATATACTCCAGTAAATCTTTATAAAGAATCTGATACTGAGTTCAAGAAGTTCAAGTCTTCTGCCCAAAAAGAAGTCAATTACCTTGTAAAAGAATTTGAGTGCCGTAAGGCAGCAGACCAGTATGCTCGTGCATCAACTGCTCGCACTGGTATTCTCGATACAACTCGTCTTCATACTTACAAGTACAATGAAGACTTGTTCAAGAAAGTATCTGTGATTCCTGATGGCAAAAATCATGGTCTGGTATTTGTGTTGGACTGGAGTGGTTCTATGTGCGATGTGATGCTTGATACTTGTAAACAACTCTTTAACATTGTTTGGTTTTGTAAGAAAGTTTCCATTCCTTTTGAGGTTTATGCTTTTACTAGTGAGTGGCGTCGCGGTGAGTATGATTATGAGAATGATCGTTATCTCGCTGCAGACCGTACTCCACATTATCAAAAGAAAGATGGTCTTCTGGTTGTAGATGAAACTTTCTCGATGATGAACATTCTTACTAGTAAAGTTTCTGGTAAAGTTCTTGAGAATCAAATGCTCAACATTTGGCGTCTTGCTTATTGTTTTGGTAGGACTTATAGTTCTTCTTATACCTATCCGAGTCGTCTTTGTCTTTCTGGAACTCCTCTAAATGAGGCACTGATTACTCTTAACCAAATTCTTCCTAAGTTTCAAAAAGAAAATAAACTTCAGAAGGTGCAGTGTATTGTTTTGACTGATGGTGAGGCAAATCAACTTGTTTATCACAAAGAAGTCAAACGCCAGTGGGAAAAGAAACCATTTCTTGGAACTGGATATATTAATCCAGAACTAACCTTCCTGCGTGACCGCAAACTTGGAACTACCTATAAGATTGGATATGGTTATCATGAGTTTACTGATGCTCTTCTCAGGAACTTGAAAGATAAGTTTTCTAATACAAACTTTATTGGTATTCGTGTTCTTGAAAGTCGCAATGCAAGTCGGTTTATTGGTCTTTATCACTCTATCAATGATGGTAAGGTGTATGATAAAATCCTGAGTGATTGGAAAAAACTGAAGAGTTTCACTATTACTAACTCTGGATATGATGCATACTTTGGAATGTCTGCAACCGCACTTTCTCAAGATACTGAATTTGAAATTGCTGAAGATGCAACCAAATCTCAAATCAAATCTGCTTTTGTGAAATCTTTGAAGACTAAAAAACTAAATAAAAAAGTATTAGGAGAATTTATTTCTTTGGTAGCATGAAAACATTCCAAGAATTTGTGGTAGAGTGTTACTCTATTCAAGAAACATCTTTGAATAGAGTTCGCTCAAAATCAGAAAAAGGTGGTATGGCAATTATGTCTGCCCAAAGAGGCGATAAATCAAAGAAAGAAAATAAAGCGCGTTCAAAACAATTGGAGAAAGATATTAGAGGTGCTGGTCTTCCAGGACCTACTAAGGTATCTGGTAGATATACTGAAAACCCAGGAACTCCTCAAGAAAAAAAAGTAGGTGAGAAATCACATGTAGTTTCTTCTGGTAAAATGGGTAAGAAAAAGTTCAAAAAAGCAATCACTAAACTTGGTAAAAAATATAATCAAGATTCTGTCTTAATTCAAAAAAAAACCAAAGGGTTCTGCTCAACTGGTGGGAACTAATAAGTCTTGGCCAGGAGAGGGTAAGCGTGTTAAAGTCGGTAAAATGAATCCAGGTAGAACTGGTGAGTTTGATACTAAAGTTAAAAACAAGACATTTACTTATGAACAGAATATGAGTGAGGCGGGTGACTGGTGGCATCCAGATCCCAAAAAAGATGCTGCTATTAGTGGCGCTGGCAACAAGATGAGAGCTCGAGAAAACAGAGGTCAAAATACATCTGCACAAACAAAACAAGATTATAGTAATCGCCTAAAACCAGGTGAAACTTATATGCAATTTGCAAAGCGTAAACAAGAAGAACGAAATAAAAAATGAAAACTAAATTTCCATTTGAACATGTAGTAAAATATGATACTAAAGAAGTATGGATTAAATGCAATAGCAGCACAACTGCTATTGGTATTCCTTCTTTAGTTAATAAATACTATCCAGGATATACTGGACATATTGCCAGCGAAGAGTATCTCAAAGAACTCAAGAACCAATTGGAGAACTGACCACTGGGGTCCCAAGAGGACCCCTTTTTGGTCTATAATGACTATGTTGAAACAAAGCAAACAAATGGCACTCTCCTCTGACTACATCCGCACTTCTCTTCAAAACCTGTATGGTAGCACTATCACTGGTGCTGATATTCGTGCTTGGTGTAATCTGAACGATGCTAACTATCAAACTGTTACAAAAAAACTTGACCAATTTAAAGTGGGTCGTGGTAAATGGAATCTTGAAGTTACGCAACAAAAAGTAAAAGAAATTGAACGCACTTTCCAAGCACCTGCTGCGATTCCTGCTGTGGAACAAAACCTTATTCCCGATAAAGATGATACCTTCGTCAAGTTTGGTAACTTTGCTGATGTTAAAAAAATTATTCAGTCCCGTCTCTTTTATCCTACGTTTATTACGGGTCTTTCGGGTAACGGTAAAACGTTCTCTGTTGAGCAAGCGTGTGCTCAACTTAAGCGTGAACTGATTCGCGTCAATATCACTATTGAGACTGATGAAGACGATCTTATTGGGGGTTTCCGTCTTGTTGATGGGAATACTGCTTGGCACAACGGTCCCGTGATTGAAGCACTTGAGCGTGGTGCTATTCTTCTGTTGGATGAGATTGACCTTGCTTCTAACAAGATTCTTTGTTTGCAATCTATTCTCGAAGGTAAAGGTGTTTTCCTGAAAAAGATTGGTCGCTGGGTAAAACCTGCCGCTGGTTTTAATGTGATTGCCACCGCTAATACTAAGGGTAAGGGTTCTGATGACGGACGTTTCATTGGCACCAATGTGCTCAACGAAGCGTTCCTAGAGCGTTTCCCTGTGACCTTTGAGCAGTCCTACCCTGCTCCTGCTACTGAGCAGAAGATTCTGGAAGGCATCGCTCTGGACCTTGGCGTGGAAGACCGTGATTTCTGCAAGCGCCTGGTTGACTGGGCAGATATCATCCGCAAGACCTTCTACGATGGTGGTATTGAGGAAATCATCAGCACCCGCCGTCTGGTTCACATCATCCGTGCTTACAGCATCTTCCAAGACAAGGCAAAGGCAATCCAAGTGTGTGTGAACCGCTTTGATGATGAAACCAAGCAAGCATTCCTTGAACTTTATGACAAAGTGGATGCTGACTTCCAGATGCCTGTTGAAGAGTCCATTGACACATACCAGTCTGTTTGATATAATTGGGGAAGGTAATTGTGCCTTCCCTTTTCTTAATTATGGACAAGTATCCTTACAACAACTTCACTCTTTATAGAGATGGTGAAGATATTATTGAACTCACAAAAAAGCATTTGAATATGAACGAACCTACTAATCATCTTTGGAAATACAATGAAGATAAAATTCTGAAAGATATTCAAGACTATGTAACCAGCACTTATGGTAGTCACTACTGTGGTCATGAACAAGATTACAAAGATGTTCAGACAATTGACCTAATGGCAGCAAAAGAACTTGCTGCTGGGTTCTGTCAAGCAAACATCATTAAGTATGGTAGTCGCTACGGTGACAAGGATGGACGCAATAAGCGTGATTTGCTTAAAGTGATTCACTATGCTATGCTTCTGCTCCACTTTGATGGACACTACACTCGTAAAGATAACGGTCTCTCTGAATTTCGCTGATTATTATGAAACTCTCTGATAAAACTCTCACGCTCCTCAAGAACTTCTCTTCTATTAACCAGTCTATTCTGTTTAAAGAAGGAAATAATCTTCGTACTATTTCTGTAATGAAGAATATTCTCGCGGAAGCAACAATCGAAGAAGAACTTCCCAAAGATTTTGGTATCTACGATCTCAATCAATTTCTGAATGGTCTCAATCTTCATCAGAATGCTGAACTTGATTTCCAGAATGATGGTTATGTAGTTATTAAGGAAGGTCGGTCTCGTTCTAAGTATTTCTTTGCAGACCCTAATGTAATCGTTACTCCTCCCGATAAATCTATTTCTCTTCCTTCCGAAGATGTTTGTTTCATTCTTGATACCAAGGAACTTGATAAACTCCTTAAAGCTGCTGCTGTGTATCAACTTCCTGACTTGTCTGTGGTTGGCGAAGCAGGTGTGGTGAAACTGGTTGTTCGTGATAAGAAGAACGATACCTCCAATGATTTTTCTGTTGTTGTTGGTGAAACTGATGAAGTGTTCACATTCAACTTTAAGGTAGAAAACATCAAGATTATTCCTGGTGCTTATGAAGTTGTAATTTCTTCCAAACTTTTGTCACGATTCAAGAATACTGGATTTGATGTGACCTATTATATTGCTTTGGAACCCGATTCTACTTTTGGTTGATGGAATTTCTTCTTTATCTCACACCTACTGCCAATAAAATTATTAATAATGTAATCAAAGCAGGTTATCCAGTTAAAGAAAATATTGGATATTGTAGAGATAAAAATTATTTTGGTTATAGTGACTTTGATAAATTGGTTATTTGCACCAAAAATATTAAAGAAGGTGGTTATGATCTAAAACATTATGTAAATGAAACGGTTTATCATGAAGCAACACATATTGCCCATATGTGTAATGGTTATAAACCATTTTATATTTCATTAAAAGATATGTCACTTTTGCCAGAAAAACTTCAAGATGTTCAAAAATCTGTTGGATTATCTAATGCTTCCGAACAAATGGAACATGAAGCATTCTGGATGGAAGATAAACCAGATAAAGTGAATTACGTACTTCAAAAGTATTGTTTTTGATTATGAATATATTTGTTACATCACCATGGCCTGCTGAAAGTGCTATCTGTCTCCCCGATAAACATATTGTTAAGATGCCATTAGAGTGTTGTCAGATGCTTTCTATCGTGGCATCTGATAAGTGGGGATATGGGTATGGCACCCTCCCTAAGGCAGATGGAACCCCCTACAAGACCGAGAAAGGAGCATTCCGCAATCACCCCTGCACAAAGTGGGCTATGGAGAGTATCCATAATGCCTACTGGTTAATCAAGTGGGGATTGAACTTGTCTGATGAATACTGCCTGCGGTATAATAAAACTCACTCCTGTTATAAAACCCTTGTGGATGCATACTATTTGTTTCCCAAGGGTAAGATTACGGAGGTGACTCCATTTGCTCGTGCTATGCCTGAGGAATGGAAGTTTGACGACACCATTGATACATTTGAAGCATACAAAAGATATATTGCATCCAAACCTTGGGTTGCTGATAACTATCTTCGTATGCCCGAAAGACGACCTTCGTGGATTTAATTATGAGCAGTGATTTCCTTTTCGTGGAACGATACCGTCCTCAAGTAATTGAGGATTGTATTCTTCCTGATGAAACTAAAAAAACATTTAAGGAGTTTGTGGCAAAAGGTGAGATTCCTAATCTCCTTCTAGCAGGACCTCCTGGTATTGGTAAAACCACCATCGCAAAAGCATTATGTAATGAATTGGGGGCAGACTATTATGTCATCAACGGATCCGACGAAGGGCGTTTCCTGGATACTGTACGGAACCAAGCGAAAAACTTCGCTTCGACCGTCTCACTTACGGGATCTTCTAAACACAAAGTCATCATCATTGACGAAGCTGACAACACGGGCAACGATGTTCAACTCCTACTACGGGCGAATATTGAGGCATTTTATAACAACTGTCGATTCATCTTCACCTGTAACTACAAGAACAAGATTATCGAACCTCTTCACTCCCGATGTGCCGTCATCGACTTCACCATCAAAGGGAAGCAAAGAGTTCAACTTGCGGGAAGTTTCTTTCAACGACTTCAATCAATCTTGGATTCTGAAAGGATTGAGTATGATGAAAAAGTCGTTGCAGAATTGGTTACAAAACACTTCCCAGATTTTCGTAGGGTCCTCAACGAATGCCAGAGGTATTCTACAGGAGGAAAAATTGACTCGGGCATTCTTGCATCTTTCTCAGACATCTCTGTAAATGAACTTATTAAAAACCTCAAAGATAAAAACTTTCCTGAAGTCAGAAAGTGGGTGGTCTCCAACCTGGACAACGATGCTTCTAGTCTTCTTCGCAGGGTTTATGACGCCGCTTACGATTGCCTTGTTCCCGCATCTATCCCTGCTGCCGTTCTTGTTATTGCTAAGTATCAATACCAATGTGCGTTCGTTGCTGACCAGGAAATAAATCTTCTTGCTGCCCTTACTGAAATTATGGTGGAGTGTGAATTCAAATGATTAATGTAAAACTGTTTCGTATTTTAACTGGCGAAGAAATCATCGCAGAAGTTATTTCTGAAGATGATAGCTTTGTAACCGTAAAGAATGGTCTAGTAGTTCTTCCTACAGGACAAAGCGTTGGATTTGCTCCTTGGGCTACAGTTATTGATAAAGATAATCCTGAACTTATTGTTTCTAGGAATCATATTGTCTATATTGCAGAAGTTGATTCTGGAGTTAAGAAAAAATATAATGAGATTTATGGAAGTAAACTCATTACTCCAGACGAGAAAAAATTGGTGTTGTGAAAATGGAAAATAAGCAACATCAAGTAAAATCTAAATGGTATTACATCTTTTGGGGTGCTATGGCAGTTGCTGTAGTTGGGGGTCAAATTTATGTTGGATCTGGATATCGTGAGATGGCAGAAGCAACTAAAACAACTCAAATATCTGTGAGGTGTATTGTAGAATGAAATCTCTTAAAACACCTCTAAGATATCCTGGTGGTAAATCCCGCGCATGTGAAAAGATGGGACCATACTTTCCAGACCTTCGTGATTATCGTGAGTTCCGTGAACCATTTCTTGGTGGTGGAAGTGTTGCGATTTATATCACAAAGAAGTATCCTAACCTAGATATTTGGGTGAATGATTTATATGAACCTCTTGTAAACTTCTGGCAACAACTCCAGATGTTTGGGGTGGATATTAAAGATAAACTTGTAGATCTTAAGACGACAAATAATACTCCGGTCCTGGCAAAAGAACTTTTTCTTAAAGCAAAGGAGCAAGTAAATGACAAGGATTTGCCAAGCATTGATCGTGCTGTGGCTTTCTATGTTGTCAATAAGTGTAGTTTCAGTGGTCTCACGGAGAGTTCATCATTTTCACCACAGGCATCCAACAACAACTTCAGTTTGCGTGGGATTGAAAAACTGCCTGAGTATTCTAAGATAATTAAGCATTGGCGTATAACTAACTATTCATACGATTATCTTTTGGATGGAGACACTACTGCTTTTGTGTATCTCGATCCTCCTTATGATATTAAGGATAATCTCTATGGGCGTAAGGGATCAATGCACAAAGGATTCGATCATGATAAGTTTGCTGCTGATTGTGATTTTCGTGTTAATATGCATCAATTGATTAGTTATAACTCAGACCAACTCGTAAAAGACCGATTTAAAGATTGGAACGCTGCCGAGTTTGATTTGACTTATACGATGCGTTCTGTTGGTGAATATATGCGAGAGCAAAAAGATAGAAAAGAATTGCTGCTATTTAATTATGGAACTCAAAGATTGGCTCAACTCAATTAATTTTACAAAAGAAGATTTATCCGAAGATATTAGTTCATATCCACCTTTTATTATTAATAGGTGTTTATCTGGTCACATTGATTGTGTTCTTTTTTCTAATGAAATGAATATGCATCATCATCTTTCCAAGGATATGCAATATTCGTTTTATCTAAATAGTTTGAGGAAAAAGAAGAGATTTTCTCCCTGGCTCCGAAAGGATAAGGTTACAGACTTAGAATGTGTTAAACAATACTATGGTTATAGTAATGAAAAAGCATCTCAAGCACTGAAAATCCTGACAAAAGAACAACTAACTTTCATCAAAAAACGACTTGATATTGGAGGAAAAAAATGACTACTACGGTAGAACCTACTGTTGAATGGTCTCAGGACCAAATGGTAGAAGTAATTCTTAATGAACCTGACGACTTCCTTAAAGTTCGTGAAACCCTGACCCGTATCGGAGTTGCTTCACGTAAGGAGAAAAAACTCTATCAGTCTTGCCATATTTTACATAAGCAAGGTAGGTATTATATTGTTCACTTTAAAGAATTATTTGCTCTTGATGGTAAACATGCCAATCTTACTGTTAATGATGTGCAGAGAAGAAATAGAATCGTCCGTCTTCTTGCTGATTGGGGTCTAATTACAGTTATTAAACCAGATTCTGTAAATGATATTGCTCCCCTGAATCAAATCAAAGTCCTTGCTTATAAGGATAAGGGAGATTGGATTTTAGAACAGAAGTATAATATTGGTAAGAAAGGAAAAGCAGTAGAAACCGAATAAATAGTAGTGTGCCATTCGTGCGGCACTCTACAAAAGTCGGAACACCCTAAAAAGAGGTTCGGTTTTGCCGATACCTCTTTTTTTCGTTTCTTGTATTTTATAAATACCTAAAAAGTATTATTAAAAATGGACGCGCAAGAATTTCGTAGTCTTCAAGAAGCATATATGGAAGTTGTTGAGGGTGCCTCAGGAGATGTTGCTGATAGAGCAGCAAAACTTGAAAGGCAAAAAAAGGGACAAACTCCCGAAAGACAGGAGATGTATAGGAAACTTAAAAATAAAGCACGATCAAGAGAAGAAGAACCAGAAACTATAAAACGACATCAATCTCTTGGACATAAGGGGGGAGGTACTTTTGGTGCTGGTGGGCATATGAGAACTGGAATGACTCAATCGGATAGAGACAGAAACAGAGAAGCAGCAGCAACAAGATCTAGACGACTTTCTCCTTATGATCCAAAATATAAAAAACATACAGAAGGTTCTGGAACAGTAACCAAAAATCCTAAGAAACTTCGTAAGCAACAAGCGATGGGTGAGATTGGAGAAAACTTTGACCTTTACGATATTATCCTCTCACACTTACTTGATGAAGGATATGCTGAAACACCAGAAGCAGCAGAAGCAATTATGGTGAATATGAGCGAAGAGTGGAGAGAGAGTATTATTGGTTGATAAATATTAGTGCTTGTTTGTGGTTATTCAAGCAAAGGATTGGGGGCAGAAATGCTCCTTTTCTTTTATAAATAACTATAACCACAAACAAAGCAGATGGAAAGGTATTACGTTTACGCTTATTTGCGTGAAGATAGATATTCTCCTTACTACATTGGGAAAGGTTCTGGATTTAGAGACACAAATAAAAGAAAGTTAGGATTAGCTCAACGACCTCCTGATAGAGATAGAATAGTAAGAATAAAAGAAAACTTAACAGAACAAGAAGCATTATCTTTGGAAATAGCACTCATAAAGTTTTGGGGTAAAAAAGATAGTGGTGGTGTATTGGTTAATAAAACCGATGGTGGTGAAGGTACTTCTGGATCAAAAAGAGATAAAGCGTCAAGACAGAAAACCGGTATGTCTATGAAGGGGAAACCTGCTTGGAACAAAGGTATGAAGTTTCCTCCTGGAACATTTGGAAGACCAGTTAAGAATAATGTAGTAGAAACCACACTTTAAAAATAATAAAAACTGTTATAAATTATTAATGATCGCCTTATTGGGATCACAAAATCAAACCTCGCTTTCAAAGGAGCTACTATAATGACTAACCTCATGCGATATACCGCGTCGGATCTTCCTGCCCTATTGGAAAGGATTAACCGCAATAGTATTGGAATGGATGAATATTTTGATCGTCTATTTAATCTTCATGAAACAACTTCTAATTACCCCCCATATAACCTTGTTCAAGTTAGTAATGTAGAATCACGACTCGAACTTGCACTTGCCGGATTTAAGAAGGAGGAAGTACATGTATACACGGAGTATGGAAAACTTTTTGTCGAAGGACAGAAGGAAGATAGGGAGTCCGATACCAACTACATCCATAAGGGATTGGCTCAACGATCTTTCAAGAGAGCATGGACATTATCAGATGATACAACCATTAAAGAAGTTCTATTCGAGGATGGATTGCTAACCGTTGTTCTTGGTAAGATTGTTCCTGAGCACCATGCACGAAAGGATTATCTCTAAATAAAAATAAAAAAATGAAATCTTTTGACGAGTTCAAAACAATTGCATATAAGGGAGCAATCCCACATACTGTTTATTCTCAAGGAAAACAAAAGCAAGTTCCAAAAGGAAAAGCAGTTCCTGTAAGAAGTCGTTCAAGTGCTGGTGGTAATGGAGATGGTGACGGTGGGGAATAAATAGTATTGAATATCGTCGGCGCGAGGAGCACCTGGCAAAATCCAGGTTGACTCCTCCTTTTTTTGTTGCTACAATAGTAAGAGGTATGGAGTAAAAATGACTGTAAGACTAATGTTGCTTAAGTCTGGTGAAGACTTGATTGCAGATGTAAAAGAAATGGTAGTTGGTGACGAAGAAAATCCAGTTATGGTTGGATATTTCTTGAATAAACCATGCGTTGTTAAAATGACACCCCCATCAAATGTTCCAGAAAAGTTTGATGAAGAGGAAATGAAAGAAGACCCTTCAAAAGCTTCTTTTAGAGTTACCTTATTCCCGTGGATGCCACTATCTAAAGATAGTGTTATTCCTTTAACAAAGGAATGGGTGGTCACTATGGTCAATCCAAGTGATAAACTGAAAGATATGTATTTAAACGATGTTATAAACTATGGAAACGATAACCAAAGTAATAGTTCTACTGAACAATCAAATTCTGATAAGTCAGATTGAAGAAGTAGGCGCTGATATTGGAGAACCTGATTGTAAACTTATCAAACCTTTCTTAATAAGAGATGGTTCTCAGAAAGTTTTAGAACCTTTTTTGATGGGATATACAAAACAAGATTCGTTTATGATGAGTTCGGATAAGATTCTAACACTTGTTGATCCAACTCCAACTCTACTTGAAAAATATGAGGACTTGATTAAAGAATGAGATTTTACACTAATGTTCAATTGATTGGAAATCAGTTTTTGGTTCGTGGAGTAGAAAATGGTAAAAGATTTGAGACAAGAGATGAGTTCTTTCCAACTCTCTTTGTAAAAACTAAAAAAGATTCTAAGTATAGAACATTAAGTGGAGAATCGGTAGAACCAATTAATCCTGGAACAGTAAAGGACTGTCGAGAGTTCTATAAAAAATATGATGAAGTTGATGGATTTGAGATCTATGGAAATGATCGATATATCTATCAATACATCTCTGAAAAATATTCGGAGGATGAAATTAAGTTTGATATCAATAAAATTAAACTTGTAACTCTGGACATTGAGGTTGCTTCGGAGCAGGGATTCCCTGATGTAGAATCTTGTTCCGAAGAAATCCTTGCAATTACAATTCAAGATTATACAACTAAAAAAATTATTACTTGGGGGGTTCGACCTTTCAAGCATAATCGTAGTGACTTAACGTATCATCACTGCCCATCTGAATATGAACTTCTCAATAATTTTATTAATTATTGGATGATTGATGTTCCAGATGTTGTGACTGGTTGGAATATTCAATTATATGATATTCCTTATATCTGCAAGCGTCTGAATCGTGTTCTTGGCGAAAAACTGATGAAACGTTTTTCTAATTGGGGACTTGTCACAGAAGGTGAAGTGTTTATTAATGGACGCAAACACACCACATTTGATGTGGGTGGAATGACTCAACTTGACTATCTTGATCTTTATAAGAAGTTTACTTATAAGGCACAGGAATCATATCGTCTTGATTATATTGCTGAGGTAGAACTTGGTCAGAAGAAACTTGACCACTCTGAGTTTGATACCTTCAAAGATTTCTATACCCAAGGTTGGCAGAAATTTATTGAGTACAACATCGTTGACGTAGAACTTGTTGACCGTTTAGAAGATAAGATGAAACTGATTGAGTTGGCACTTACGATGGCATATGATGCCAAAGTAAATTATGCCGATGTGTTCTATCAAGTTCGGATGTGGGACAACATCATCTACAATTATCTTAAGAAAAGAAACATTGTAATTCCGCCAAGAAATAAAACGCAAAAAAATGAAAAGTATGCTGGTGCTTATGTAAAAGAACCAATTCCTGGAAAGTATGATTGGGTTGTAAACTTTGACCTTAATTCACTTTATCCACACTTGATTATGCAATATAACATCTCACCAGAAACTCTGGTGGATGAAAGGCATCCCACAGCAACTGTTGATAAAATTCTGAATCAAGAAATCAGTTTTGAACTCTATAAAGATTATGCAGTATGTGCAAATGGTGCAATGTTCCGCAAAGACGTTCGTGGATTTCTTCCTGAACTAATGGAAAAAATGTATCAAGACCGAGTAATCTTCAAGAAGAAAATGATTGAAGCGAAAAAAGAATATGAGAAGACTAAGAACAAGGAACTTGTAAAAGAGATTGCTCGTTGTAATAATATTCAGATGGCAAAGAAGATTTCTTTGAACTCTGCTTATGGTGCGATTGGTAATCAGTATTTCCGTTATTACAAACTTGAAAATGCTGAAGCAATTACTTTAAGTGGTCAGGTTTCTATTCGTTGGATTGAAGGTAAAATGAATTCTTACCTCAATAAAATTCTTAAAACAGATAATGTAGATTATGTTATTGCTTCAGATACTGATTCCATTTATCTTAATATGGGTCCTTTGGTTGAAACTGTATTCAAAGGAAGAGAGAAAACTACTGAAAGCGTTGTTTCGTTCCTTGATAAGGTCGCTTCGTTGGAACTTGAAAAATATATTGAAAGTTCTTACCAAGAACTGGCGGACTATGTAAATGCATATGATCAAAAAATGCAAATGAAGCGGGAGAACATTGCAGACCGTGGAATTTGGACCGCTAAGAAACGATACATTCTTAACGTTTGGGATAGTGAGGGTGTTCGCTATGAAGAACCTAAACTGAAAATGATGGGTATTGAAGCTGTTAAATCTTCTACTCCAGCTCCTTGTCGCAAAATGATTAAGGATGCATTAAAACTTATGATGAGTGGAACAGAAGATGAAGTAATTGATTTTATTGAGAATGCTCGCAAAGAATTTAAAAACCTCCCACCAGAGCAAATTTCATTCCCTCGCTCTGCCTCTGATGTAGTTAAGTATCAGTCTTCGTCTCAAATTTATATCAAGGGAACTCCAATTCATATTCGTGGAGCACTTCTCTTTAATCATTACATTAAACAAAATAAACTTACAAATAAGTATTCACTTATCCAAAATGGGGAAAAAATTAAGTTTATCTATCTGAAGAAACCTAATAGTATTCATGAAAATATTATTTCTTTCATTCAGGAATTTCCAAAGGAACTTAATCTTGACAAATACATAGACTATGAACTACAATTTGAGAAAGCATTTCTAGAGCCACTCAAAATCATTCTTGATGCAATTGGGTGGAGCGTTGAAAAAACAGTAAACCTTGAATTATTTTTTGCCTAATGGATTTTCTTAAAGACATTGTAAAAGAAATCGGTGGTGAGTACACACAACTTGCTTCGGATATTGATGAAACTGAAAAGTATGTTGACACAGGTTCGTACATTTTTAATGCACTGGTTTCAGGTAGCATATTTGGTGGTGTATCTGGCAATAAGATTACTGCTATTGCTGGAGAGTCTTCTACTGGAAAGACTTTCTTCAGTCTCGCCGTTGTTAAGAATTTTTTGGATAATAATCCCGATGGTTATTGCCTCTACTTTGATACTGAAGCTGCTATAACTAAATCTCTTCTAGAATCCCGTGGAATTGATACTTCTCGTCTTGTGGTTGTTAATGTTGTCACTGTTGAAGAGTTTCGTGGAACGGCACTCAAAGCAGTAGATATGTACATGAAAAAACCTGAAGGAGAGCGCAATCCTTGCATGTTTGTGCTAGACTCTTTGGGAATGCTTTCTACCAGCAAAGAGATTAATGATGCATTGAATGATAAAGAAGTTCGTGATATGACTAAATCACAACTAATCAAAGGTGCATTTCGTATGCTTACCTTAAAACTAGGTCAAGCAAAAATTCCAATGATAGTAACAAATCACACTTATGATGTTATCGGAGCTTACGTACCAACTAAAGAAATGGGTGGAGGCAGCGGACTCAAATACGCAGCGTCTTCAATCATTTATCTCAGCAAAAAGAAAGAAAAGGATGGAACAGAAGTGGTCGGCAATATTATCAAAGCTAAGACTGCTAAGTCGCGTTTGAGTAAGGAGAACAAAGATGTTGAAGTCCGTCTGTATTATGATGAGCGCGGTCTTGATCGTTACTATGGTCTTTTGGAACTTGGTGAGATTGGTGGACTCTGGAAGAATGTAGCGGGTCGCTATGAGATTGATGGTAAGAAAATTTATGCTAAACAGATTCTAAAAGAACCTGAAGTATATTTCACCGAAGAAGTAATGCAACAGTTGGACGAAATCGCACGCAAGGAATTCAGTTATGGAGAAAGTTGAGTTTCTAATTCTTAGAAACCTTTTACACAATGAGCAGTTTATTAGAAAAGTAATACCTTTCATTAAATCAGAATATTTTGAAGATAGTAATCAAAAGATTGTATTTGAAGAAATTCTTTCTTTTGTTCAAGAATATAATCAACCAGCAACAAAAGAAGTTCTATGTATTGAAGTAGAAAAAAGAACAGATATAAATGAGCAATCTTTTAAGGAAATTGCACAAATCATTTCCTGTCTTGAAGATGTTCCTACAGAGTTTAATTGGTTAGTTGACACAACTGAAAAGTGGTGTCGGGATCGTGCCATTTATTTGGCACTTATGGAATCTATTCATATTGCTGATGGAAATGATGAAAAGAAGAATCGTGATAGTATTCCTTCTATTCTTTCTGATGCTCTTGCTGTAAGTTTTGATAATCATGTAGGGCACGATTATCTTCAGGATTATGAACAACGCTACGAATCTTATCATAAAAAGGAGGATAAAATTGAATTTGATCTTGAATACTTTAATAAAATCACGAAAGGTGGTCTCCCTAACAAAACTCTTAACATCGCTCTTGCTGGTACGGGCGTCGGCAAGTCTCTATTCATGTGCCATGTGGCTAGCTCCGTCTTGCTCCAAGGGAGGAACGTTCTGTACATTACGTTGGAAATGGCAGAAGAACGCATTGCTGAAAGAATTGACGCAAACCTCCTGAATGTCCCTATTCAAGATATTGTAGACCTCCCCAAGCAAATGTTTGAGAACAAGGTCACGAATCTTGCAAAGAAAACTCAAGGAACTCTAATCATTAAAGAGTATCCAACTGCTTCTGCACATGCTGGGCACTTCAAGTCTCTCTTAAATGAACTTGCACTTAAGAAATCATTTAAACCAGATATTATTTTCATTGACTATCTGAACATTTGTTCATCTTCAAGGTATAAGGGCAATAGTAATATCAACTCTTATACCTTTGTAAAGGCAATTGCAGAAGAACTTCGTGGTCTTGCTGTAGAGTTTAATGTTCCTATTGTTAGTGCTACACAGACTACTCGTTCTGGTTATGGTTCTTCTGATGTGGAACTGACCGATACTTCTGAGAGTTTTGGTCTTCCTGCAACTGCTGACTTAATGTTTGCGTTGATTTCTACCGAAGAACTTGAAGGTCTTGGACAGATTCTTGTAAAACAACTTAAGAATCGTTATAATGATCCTACCATTCATAAAAGATTTGTGATTGGTATTGACCGTGCTAAAATGCGTCTTTATGATTGCGAACAATCTGCTCAACAAGATATCCTTGACAATGGAAAGGATGAAGAGTATGATTATGAAGAAAGAAAACCTAAAAAATCATTTGAAGGATTTAAATTCTAATATGACTCAAGTTATTGATACAAACAAATATATTGAATTCGTTCGTCAAACTACAAGTCCAGCAAGCAGTGATTTTGCTCAACTACTTGCTCGTATGACTGAACTTGAAGCAACTAATGATGCTGATGTTCCGCGTCTTCTTACTGCTGCTCTTGGTATGAGTGCTGAAGCGGGGGAGTTTACTGAGGTTGTAAAAAAAATCATCCTTCAAGGTAAACCATACAATGAAGAGAATGCCTTTCACTTGAAGCGTGAACTTGGAGATATCTGTTGGTATCTGTCTCAAGCATTTATGGCACTCGATACTAACTTCGAAGAAATTCTTAAGATGAACTATGAAAAACTGAGTGCTCGTTATCCTGAAGGAGCATTTGATGTTTATCGTTCTGAAAATCGTAAGGAGGGAGACCTGTGACTAAAGAAAAACAAGTAGCAATTAAAATGGATGCTCGTACAGCAGCAGCAGTTCGTCAAGTTTTGTTTGACGCACAAAAAGGATATACTTATGATGAAGTAAGTGTTCCTCCTCGCGTCTCTGATATTCGTGGAGTTATTCAACAACTGGATGATAATATTGCTGCCGTTCTTGGTGTTTGACCCTTCGGGGTCTTTTTTTATAAATAACTAAAAAAGTATTTGTAAAAATGGATTCTAAAATTTTTAGAGAGGCAGCTCTTGCATATCAAGCAGTTTATGATGAGGAACTCCGCCAAGAGATTAAAGAGCAGCAAGAATTTGAGAACTGGGTCAATTCTCTTATTGAAGAAGGTTATGACCTGAGTGAGTATACTTGGGAAGAGATGTATGAGGCATATTTGAGCGAAATTCCCACATCAACACAGATGGGTGGAAAACCTGCACCTGCAGCAAAACCACAAGCACCTGTAATGACTGCATTTTCTGCTGGTGGTGGTAAAGCAAAAGTTCAAAAATTAATGAAAACTGGAATGAGTGGTGTTGAGGCAAACAGAAGAGTCTCTACAACTGGTGAATATCTCCAAAAGCAAGCAGCAAAACCCCCTGCAGCAAAACCAGCAGCAAAACCAGCAGCAAAACCAGCAGCAAAACCAGCAGCAGCAAGACCAGCAGCAGCAAGACCAGCAGCAACCCCAGCAGCAAGACCAGCAGCAGCAAAACCAGCGCCAACTGCTCCTGCAACAAAACCAGCACCAACCGCTGCAGCAAAACCAGCTCCTGGAACAAAGGCAGCAGGTCCAGAATCAATCAAACCAAAAACTCCAAATCCTTTAATGCAAAAGACATTTGGATATCAAACTGGTAATGCTCCAGATCAACAAAAAGCAAAAGCTGATGCTATTGTAAAGAGTGGTGCCGTTGCAGCACTAAAACCAACCCCAGCAGCAGCCCCTGCTCCAGTAAATAAGGCAACTGGTTCCAAAAAGCCAGGAAGTATTGTTTCTGGATTTGATATGTTCGATATTGTAAAAGGATATTTGCTCGATGAAGGATATGCTGAAACTGAAGAGGCAGCAATCGCTATTATGGCAAATATGAGTGAAGAGTGGAGATCTGAAATTATTTCTGAAGCAGAAGGTTCATACGGCGAAACTCCAAAAGCATATAGTGCAGCATTAAAAACCAAGATGACTGCAAAGAGAAAGCCATTCTTAAAAGCAATGCAAAGGAGAACCAATCCTGCCAACAGAAAGGATGCTTATGGTTCTCCAAGAAAGGGTCTAACTGCCGATGATAGAGAAAGAGCAAGAGCAGGTTCTGCTCACGGTGTAGGAACTCGTGCCGACCACGATTATCCTTCAGAGGGTCCTGGTGGAATTACTAAGAATCCTAAGAAACTCCGTAAGCAAAAAGCAATGGGTGAGCACGACTGATAAATAAGTCGGAAGGTTGCTCTAACCCCTTGACTTTTCAGTTGAGGGGTTTTATAATATCTAAACACGGGGTGTTCGTATAACGGTTATTACTCTGGATTTGCATTCCAGCAATAAGGATTCGATTTCCTTACACTCCATACAGAATAATAAATACTTGAAAGAGTATTTGTATAAATGGCTGGCGAACAGGGGTTTATCTACGAAGGTAAAATTCATAGAAAATTGTTGTCTAAAAAATTAGTGCCTCCGGGATTTACTCCAGCAGGTTCTGATTCTAATGCACCAGACGCAATGTTTTTATATAATAAAAAACCATATAAACTTGAAGTAAAACTTGATTTGAAAGCCGATTATGGTCAAGGAACCTTAGAATATCAGAATGGAAGATGGGTTCTTGGTGGAGCAAAAACTGCCGCAGCTGAAGAACTTAGAAATTTAATGAGAACTGTTGGCATTGAAAATTTTGCAAATAAGCAATGGGGACCTAAAGGACCACCAAATAAAGGAATCATTGATAATAAAGCAATGACTGATGATATGGTAAAATCTGACTATGCGAGATTTACTGATGCATTTTTACCAATTAAATCAAGTGCTTTATGGGGTTACTATGGTTCTAAACAAACTTATTATATTCAAATTGGTGGATATGGATTATATTATATGGCAGCAAACCCTGCCGGTCTTCCAGTTCCTCAATTTAATCCTGGTTTGAGAATTAGATTGAGGTTGAAAAGAGGTGGGAGTGGAACAATCTATAATTATAGATTTACAACCGCATTGCAAATCACAAATAAACCACCAAAATCAAAGTATGATATTGATAAAGGAGTTGATTTTTTACTTGCACAATATGCAAAGTAATAAATAACTAAAAGACAGGTAAGTGCGTTAAAATACATTGATGAAAAATTTCTTTCAGTTTTTGTCTGAGGCAACACAATCGCAAGCAGCGATGCAAGCGAAAAAACTTGGATTGGTTGGTGATGGTCATGGTGGATGGATTGACCGTTCCGGTAAAGTCATTGCGAGAACGGAGAAGGGGAAACTTAAATATATTGATGGTCGCCAAGCAAAAGGTGCAAAACAACCAGAGACACAAGCACCTCAAGCAGCACAAGCACCATCTCCTCAACCAATCGCTACAGCACAAGAACCTGCACCACAACCTCAAGCAGCACCAGGACAAGAACCCGAAGAGCAACCTGCAGAAGAACTTCCACCACTCACTGTTGTATTTGGTCGCTTCAATCCACCAACAGTGGGGCACGAAAAACTTCTCAAGTCAGCAAAGAGAATTTCTGCCGGTGGAGATATTAAGATTTATCCTTCAAGGTCTCAAGATCCAAAGAAGAATCCTTTAGACCCTGATAGTAAAGTTTCTTATATGAAGAAAATGTTCCCTGAGTTCGAGGAGAACATTATTAATGATAAGGAAATGAAGACAATTTTTAATGTTCTCATTACCGCTAATGAAGACGGGTATACTAATGTCAATATTGTTGTTGGTTCAGATAGGCAAGCAGAGTTTGAAAATCTGGCACAAAAGTATAATGGAGAACTTTATACCTTTGATCAAATTAGGGTAATCTCTGCTGGTGTTCGTGATGCTGATGCTGAGGGTGTTGAGGGAATGTCGGCATCGAAGATGAGAAAGGCAGTTATTGATGGCGATTTTAAATCTTTTAGAAGAGGCACTCCAAAGTCTCTTGATGATGCAGAAACTCAAGGTTTATTCAATGCTGTTCGTCAGGGAATGGGTGTTAAAAAGTCAGCAATCAAAAAGGAAAGTTTTGCTTTATGGGAGATTGCTCCAAAGTATGATATGAGAAATCTTCGTGAGAATTATGTGAGAGGTAAAATTTTCAGAATCGGTGATAAAGTTCAAAACCTTAATACTGGTTTGATTGGTGAAGTAATGCGTAGGGGAACCAATCATTTAATCTGTGTGACTGAAGAGGGTTATATGTTTAAGTCTTGGATTAAAGATGTGATGGAATATACCGAAGTTCAAATGGATAGTCCAATGAGAGACGAAAAGCATCCAAATACTCTTGTTGGTACATTGGGGGCATTTAAGCATTATGCATCAAAAACTCCCGGTGCAGTGGGAACTAATAAACAATATTTGCAGAAGGGTGGCAAGGCTTATGGTATCAATTTCATAAATAAGTATAAAGCAAAAAAAGCAAGTACTTTTTAAGATGAACTCCAATAATTTAAAAGATATCTCCAAACTTTATTTGGAGCAGGTTGTCGAATCTGCGGTTCCCGGTAAACCCGCCGAGAGACTTGGTGCAGTGACTGCTATTCCTAAGTCTGAGCAGGATGCTGCAAGAGAAAGAACTCTTGCTAAAGCAAAGGCAATGAGAGATAAGAAAAAAATAAAAGAAGCACTTGATCCTGTAGGAAAAGAAGATTCGGATATTGACAATGATGGTGATGTAGATAAGTCAGATAAGTACCTCCATAAGCGTCGTAAAGCAATTGGTAAAGCAATTGCAACCCAAAAAGAAGCACTTGATCCTGTAGGAAAAGAAGATTCGGATATTGACAATGATGGTGATGTAGATAAGTCTGATGAATATCTGAAGCATCGTAGAAAAGTTCGTGGAAAAGCAATTGGCGTTAGAAAAGAGAGTTTTTCAAATTGGAGAGATGATTTAATTGAAGTTGCAGATAAGATTAAAGGTGAAGGTAAAGAACCAAGAGTAGTTGAAAAGGAAGTTAACAATAAAGTTGACATCAATCCAAAACTTGATCTTGGGGAAAAAATTGAAGAACTTGGTGGAACTCTTCTTGAAATGAATGAGATTGAAGATTTCAATGGAGTTCTTGATGAAATGTCAGACATGGAAATTTTCCTACTGTCAGATTCTTTAATTGAAGAAGTTGTCCAAGAATTTTTCTATGAGTGTATTGAAGAAGGATATGATATCAATGATATTGAAAATGAGTTACTTGAATCTCTTGAAATTTCTTCTGCACTTTTAAATGAGGCAAAAGTTACTTATGGTCACGACACTGATATTAAGAGTGATAGACTTCAAAAAGTCAAAGGTGCTGTAAAGAAAGTTGGTAAAGCAATTGCTGGTGGACTTGGATATGCAGCTGGTGCTGCAGTAAGAGGAGCAAGAGCACTGGGTTCTGCAGCAAGAAAAGGTTATGAGAGAGGTAGAAGTGGATCTTCTTCATCATCAACTACAACTTCAGGAACTTCAACTACTTCAGATTCTGGTAGTGGTAAATCAACTTCAGATGGAGAAGATAAAAAACCAGGTCTTCTTTCGAGAATTGGTTCAAAATTGAAGAGAGGTCTTGCAAAAGCCGCAAGGTCGGTATCAAGAGGAGCAAGAAATGTTGCTCGTAAGATTGAAGGTGGCAAACCTTCAAAATCAAAAGCACAAAAAGAGGCACCAAAACCAACGGCAGCACCTAAGAAAGCAGAAAAACCCGCTGACCCATGGGAAGGAAGTGCAACAACTCCTCCCAAAAAAGAAGAGGGGAGACCAGCTAAAAAAGCAAGAAAAGGATCTCCATCACCTGCTGAAGTAAAAGCAAAAATTGATGCTAAAGAAAAGACAAAACCAAAAGCAAAACCAAAAAGAAAGTCTAAGTTAGATGATCTTCTTGCAAGTGTAAGAAGTGAGGAAGTGCATATTGATGAAGCTGAGTATGCTCCTAATAAATATGGTAGAACTGCTGGTGGGCAGTGGTATAGAAAAGATGCACAAAAAACAGGTGGATCTGGTGCATGGGAAGGGGGAATTCCTGGAGATGTTCCTCGTCCAACACCGGGGTTAAATCTACCTCAGGCAAGTTTAAAGAAAAAGCCTTCTACAATGGTTGCTCATTACGAACCTGATGGAAACATAATTGATGAAAAAACCCTAACCTCTGCGGAGACTAAAGAAAAGGAAAGAATCGTTAAGTCAATGAAGTCCAAGGCAGGAGACTTTGAGAAGAGATATCCTGGTCGCGGTAAAGAAGTAATGTATGCGACTGCTACTAAAATGGCAAAGAAAATCGCAGAGCAAAATATTAACGAATTCTTAGGAACTGGTAGAGTTGTTGCTGGAAAAACTCAAGCAGGATATAATTCTGGATCAAAATTTACACAGGCTGGAACGGTTCAGAAAGTTTTTGGTAAGACAGTTCCTGGAAGTTTTAAACCAGGAGTTTCTCAGTCCGATGTAAATAGACATAATCAAAGAGTTGGTTCTGGTTCACAGATTAAACCAAATAAACAATCTATGAATCAACTTTTGGGTAAAGAACGTGGTGGTCAAACTACTGTTGGCGTAACTCCAGATAAGAAACCTCCTGCAGCAAAACCAGTAGCAAAACCTGCTACTGCTAAATCTAAACCACAAACTGCATCTGCAGCACTTGCTAAAGGTCTCAAGGGAGTTCCTCTTTTAGGAAATGTTGCAGATGTCGCAAATAAGTATGATAGAAGGATTAACTATAGAGATAATCCAGAAATGCAAAAATATATGAAGTGAATCTGTTATATAAAAATCCTAAATATCTTTGGATACTCTTTTACGGAGGACATTATGGGCGCAGTAGTAGCAGTGGTAAAACCACTTCTTATTCAGATTGCAACTCATCCAGCTGTTAAAGGTCTTGTTCTTGACCTACTTAAAAAGTATGTTGATAGCACCGATAACAGTATTGATAATGTCGTTTATGATTTAGTAAAGGATAAACTCTTTACACCACAAGCATGATTACCTGCCTTGTAACTAACTGGGGAGTAACCATTATTCTTGGTCTATTACTAACTACATCCGAGTGGTTGGCAAAAACAAAAAGATTTGAGGAGAATGGATTGCTTGATTTAACAACTAATTTTTTGAGAGTTGTTTTACATAAGGGAGACCAAAAGTAAGGTCTCTTTTTTTTATAAATAATTTTTAGCAAATAACTTTACGGAAGAAAGAACATGGCACTCTGGGGAAATAATGATGCTAAAGGATCTGGTGGTACAGTATCTCTTGATTATGCAACCCTTACTGTAACTGGCAGTGGAACTACATTTGGTCAAGTAGGTGCTGCTGCAACTGGAGATGTGATTAGATTTGGTACTGCATTTGGTGTTCACTACGGTGATGCTGTAATTGTTGGTATTGCAAGTACGACGAGTCTTTCTATTGCATCAACTGCAGGATTAAATGGGTCTGCTATTTCTGGAGTTGCATTTGAAATTAGCGAATCGCCTAAGTATGCAGTTTTAGATAGTCATTTAAATCAGTCAACTGGGTCAGTAACTGAAAACTATACCTTCCTTAAGACATCCGCAACTTATACTGCAGGTGTTGGAACTGATATAGTTTTAGTTAATAGTGTTGCTGGTGTTGTTGCTGGAGATACTCTTGCCAGTGGAGCTGTTTCTAAGGTTGTCGCATCTGTTGGATCAACTTCAGTTTCTCTTGCATCAACCATCGCAACTGCAATTACTGCTGGAAACTTAGTTACTTTCTCAAGGGTAACTGGTGGTCGTGAGACTGCTGTTATTGGTGCTAATGGAACTGTTGTTACTGCGGCATCAGCAACTCGCTATGAGTTAACTCATGGTGGTTGGGTCGGTATTACGACATATAAAGATAGTGAAGGTAATCTGAGAGTTAGGAAGGAAGTTCTTGTTGCAATGTCTGGAATTACTACTGGAAATACAAATTATCCACCTGCTCTATAATCTATGATTTTTAATGAGTTGAATGAGGATAATTTTATATTATTCGCTATTAAACATTATGAAAATCCTCAAGCAGTAACCAAAGAAGATTTTGAAAAGGATTTAAATCATTTCAAATATATTAAAAGATTATTGAAACGATATAAGAATACTGGTCAGTTAAAAACTCACCTTCTTCTTAATCATTTTATTATTCTTTATAATATTTTTGGGGAGGCAGCAACTCCAATGCTTTTCTATAAAATAGAAAGAGAGTTGTGGTCTGCCATGAAAACCTTCATTATTTTTCTTAATAGGTTACCCGAATATCCAAAATGTTATATACATGATATTCAAGTTGACATAAACTGCCTCTCTGAACTCTATAAAATCTACAATGGAAAAGAAGAAATTGGACTGGATAATTCAAATAGTTAGAGAGCAGATGGTAACTGGTTCTTCTGCTGGTGCTCCTGGGTTTAGTGCATCTGCTGAACCAAAAGGTCCAACTGCTGGTTTTGATCCTGTTATGGGTTTAACGAGAAGAAAAAAATATGCATCTTTAGGAGTGGGATCCCGCAAACGCTGGATGAAAAACAAACCATCGCAGTAAACTAATGTTTGGACAAGACTCAAAGATCAAGGTTGCAGTTCTTGAAGAAAGAGTAAAAATCCATGAGGAAATGGTTGAGCGTGTAGATGCTGCCATCCAAACTTTGAGTGAAACTAATCAAAACATTTGTAAGATGCTTGCGGTACATGACGAAAGAATTTTTAACTGTGTCAGAAGTGATGAAGATATCAATGAGAAAATGGGTAAGTTGGAAGTAAAAGTAGACGAACTTTCTAGATTTAAATGGATGGCAGCAGGTATAGTTGCTGTTGCTTTATTATTTGTTCCAGTTGTAACAGATTTTATAACTTCTTCAGTAAATTCTCTAACAGAACAAGTAAGAAATAAATAATTGAGTGTTGGCACAAGATGCCAGTGAAAACTAAAAATAAGACGACGATTTATTCTCTCCAAAAAATAACAAATTCGGTTATAAAATGGACCGCTCTCATAACCGTTTTGTGTATTGACAAGACTCAATAATCTGGTAGAATAAGTAGACTCCTAAGTGTATTGTCATGGATTTTGTTGATGTTAAATACATCAATTTGATTTCTTCCAGATTTCAAAAATTTAAAAAGGTAAAGCACAACCTTTATAATTTTCGTTGTCCTATTTGTGGAGATTCTCAAAAGAATAAGAATAAAGCAAGGGGATATTTGTATCAGGTAAAAAATAATACAAATTTTAAATGTCACAATTGCGGTCTCAATATATCCTTTAATAACTTTTTAAAACAAATTGATACTGCAATATACAAACAATATACATTTGAAAAGTTTAAGGAAGGTCATACTGGAAAAAACTTTACTGTAGAAGAACCAGTATTTAAATTTGAGGCACCTAAGTTCAAACCAAAATTAAATCTACCTAAAGCATCAGCAAATACTGACGCAAAGAGTTATTTGGAAAGTAGAAAATTAAATCCAGATAACTATTATTACGCCGAAAAATTTAAGGAGTGGACTAACTCTCTTCACCAAACATTCGACAGCACAGATAAAGATGAACCAAGGATTATCATTCCTTTGTTCTATCAAAATAATCTAGTCGGGTTTCAGGGAAGAGCACTTGGTCCCAGCAAGGTAAAATACATTACAGTAATGCTTAACGATGACGCACCAAAAATCTATGGTCTCGATGAAGTCCAAAAAAGTGAAACTGTCTACATCACCGAAGGTCCATTCGACTCAACTTTCATTCGCAACTCGATTGCTCTTTGCGGAGCTGACGGTGATATTACTAAGTGGAATATTCGCGATTGTGTTTGGATATACGATAACGAACCACGTAATGCAGAAATCCACTCTAGAATCTCCAGAGTTATTAGTAGTGGACAAAAAGTTGTCATCTGGCCCTCAAGAATAAAAGAAAAAGATATTAATGATATGGTTTTATCTGGACTAGATGTTCAGTCTGTGATAGAATCAAATACTTACTCTGGATTAGAAGCAAAACTTAAATTTACTACCTGGAAGAAAATATGAGCAACGGTACAAAGGTTAAAAAGCGTGATGGTCGAATTGAGTCTCTTGACTTAGACAAGATGCATTTGATGGTCGAAGAGGCATGTAAGGGTCTTGCAGGTGTATCTGCGAGTCAAGTTGAAATGACTTCTGGCATTCAATTTTATGATGGTATTACTACGGGGGAGATTCAGGAAATTTTGATTCGCTCTGCTAGTGACTTGATTGATTTGGATCATCCAAATTATCAGTATGTTGCTGCTCGTCTTCTTTTGTTTGCTGTTCGTAAGCAACTTTATGGAAAGATGAAAGAACTCCCAACTCTAGAGCAACACATTTACCAATGTGTTAATCATGAAGTTTATGATAATGACATTTTCAATAAGTACTCGAAAGAAGAGATTGATAGGGCTGATTCATATATTGATCATGACCGCGACTATCTCTTCACTTATGCGGGTTTACGTCAAGTCGTTGATAAGTACCTTGTGCAAGATAGAAGCGGCGGTGGAGTATATGAAACTCCGCAGTTCATGTATATGATGATTGCTTTGACTATCTTTGCTGAGTATCCAAAAGAAACTAGAATGTCATATGTAAAGAGGTATTATGACGCAATCTCCAAACACAAAATCAACATCCCAACTCCCATCATGGCAGGAGTTAGAACGCCACTTCGACAATTTGCTAGTTGTGTTCTTGTTGATGTTGATGACACCCTCGATTCTATCTTTAGCAGTGATATGGCTATTGGTCGATACGTTGCACAGAGGGCGGGAATCGGCATCAACGCTGGTAGGATCCGTGGCATCAACAGCAAAATCAGAGGGGGAGAAGTTCAACACACGGGTGTTGTACCATTTCTCAAGAAGTTTGAAGCAACTGTCAGATGTTGCACGCAGAATGGCATACGAGGTGGATCCGCGACAGTCCACTTCCCAATCTGGCACCAAGAAATAGAAGATATTTTAGTCCTTAAGAATAACAAGGGAACGGAAGATAATCGTGTCCGCAAACTTGATTACTCCATTCAAATTAGCAAGTTGTTCTATGAAAGATTTATTCAAGACGGTGAGATCACGCTTTTCTCTCCACATGATGTCCCTGGACTTTATGATAGCTTTGGACTCCCTGAGTTTGATTCTCTCTACGTACAATATGAAAAAGATCCGTCCATTGCGAAAAAAACTATTAAAGCACAAGAACTCATCCTTAGCCTTCTTAAAGAACGCGCAGAGACGGGTCGAGTCTACATTATGAATATTGACCACTGCAATTCTCATTCTTCTTTTAAAGACAAAGTTAATATGAGTAATCTTTGTCAAGAGATTACTCTTCCAACAGACCCTCTTCAGCATATTGATGACAAGATGGGTGAGATTGCACTTTGCATTCTTTCTGCAATTAATGTTGGAAAGGTAAAGTCTGATGAAGAACTTGAAGAACTTTGTGACCTTTCTGTTCGCGGTTTGGATGAGTTGATTGATTATCAAAATTACCCCGTGGATGCGGCAGAAATCGCCACCAAGGCGCGTCGTTCTCTTGGTATAGGGTTTATAGGGTTAGCGCACTATTTGGCAAAACTTGGGTTTAATTATGATTCCCAAGAAGCATGGGATGCAGTTCATGGTTTATCCGAATCATTCCAGTATTATCTTCTAAAAGCATCTAATCAACTTGCTAAAGAAAAAGGATATTGCGAATACTTTGGTCGCACTAAGTATGCTGATGGAATTCTTCCAATTGATACTTACAAAAAAGATGTAGATGAAATTTCTTCTGTTCAACTTCAGCATGATTGGGAAACTCTTAGAGCATCCATCTTGGAACACGGTCTCAGGCACTCAACACTGTCCGCACAAATGCCTTCGGAGAGCAGTTCCGTTGTGTCAAATGCAACCAATGGAATTGAACCTCCTCGCGGATTCTTGTCCGTTAAGAAAAGTAAAAAGGGACCACTCAAACAGATTGTTCCACAGTATCATACCCTCAAGAATGCGTATACGCTTCTTTGGGATATGCCTAGTAACCGTGGTTATATTAATATTGTTGCTGTGATGCAAAAATTCTTTGACCAAGCAATCTCAGGCAACTGGTCCTATAACCCGGAGAATTATACGGATAATGAAGTCCCAGTGTCCGTGATGGCACAAGACTTTTTGACTACATACAAGTACGGGTGGAAGACTTCTTACTACCAAAACACTTATGATATTAAAACTGATGAGGTAGTAGAAGAGAAACCCAATCTTCAAGATTTGTTAAGTGAGTTAAGTTCAGTAGAGGAGGGAGAGTGTGAATCCTGTGCAGTTTAAAATTTCTTCAACAGAAGAACCTCAAACAAATATTAAAGGAATGACTGTTTTTAATACTGAAAAAGTTGACACCAAAAAACAACCAATGTTTTTTGGTAAACCACTTGGGGTTCAAAGATACGATTCATACAAATATCCTATTTTTGATAAACTAACCACTCAGCAACTTGGATACTTCTGGAGACCCGAAGAGGTGTCTCTCCAGAAGGATCGTGGAGATTATCAAACACTTCGCCCTGAACAGAAGCACATTTATACTTCTAACCTGAAGTATCAGATTATGCTTGATTCTGTTCAGGGTCGTGGTCCTGGTATGGCATTCATTCCATACTGCTCACTCCCTGAGTTAGAAGCATGTATGGAAGTGTGGGGATTTATGGAGATGATCCATAGTCGCTCATACACTTACATTATCAAGAACGTATATTCAGACCCATCTGAGGTGTTTGATACTATTATTGGTGATGAGCGTATTCTGGAACGTGCTAAGAGCGTCACAGAGTCTTATGATGACTTTATTCAATCTGCACAGAATTATGGTACTTCCGAAACTTGGAAGCAACAACTTGAAGGAGTCACATACGCAAGGGAAAATCTCAATGATGTCAAACGAAAACTGTACAGAGCAGTCGCAAACGTTAATATTCTTGAAGGTATTCGCTTCTACGTTAGTTTTGCTTGTAGTTTCGCCTTTGGTGAACTTAAGCTTATGGAAGGATCTGCTAAAATCATCTCTCTTATCGCAAGAGATGAAAACCAACACTTAGCACTTACTCAGAACATTCTGAATAAGTGGAGAGAAGGTGATGATCCAGAAATGCAAAAGATTATGAAAGAAGAAGAGGAATGGACTTATAAGATGTTTGATCGTGCTGTAAACGAAGAGAAGAAATGGGCAGATTATCTGTTCAAAGATGGCAGCATGATTGGATTAAACGACAAACTTCTTCAACAATATGTTGAATGGGTAGCAAATAGAAGACTTAAAGCAATTGGACTAAAACCCCAATACGATATTTCAGCAAACAATAATCCACTTCCTTGGACACAGCACTGGATTTCCTCTAAAGGTCTCCAGGTTGCTCCCCAGGAAACGGAAGTCGAGAGTTATGTAGTCGGCGGAATCAAACAAGATGTTACCAAAAATACTTTCGCAGGATTCCAATTATGATGAATGGTGTGAACAGGAAATTCTGAACGCATACAAAGAAGCAGCAGAATGTGATGAGTTTATGTTTGGAGATTATGACTTTTGCAAAGAATGGTTAGGTGAGAATACTTAATCTCATATAGATAGGGGAAGTTATCCTTCCCCTTTTTTATGTCTAAAAATCAACTGACTAAAGATGAAATTAAAGTTCGTGTTTTGAAATTAAAAGACAATCTTTATAAAGATCATATTAGACCCGAAATGGATATGAAAGGACTTGCTCATAAATATCTGAACGAAGTTCTTGATATTATTGATGAGTACAGATATTGACTATGAGAATCCTTGGACCTACAATGGAAAAGAATTTGGTTCGAGTGATATTCAGGATTATTTTGGTTTCGTATATCATATTCATTGCAACAAAACTAATCGTGACTATATTGGTCGAAAATATTTCTGGAGCTTCCGCACACCGAGAGGAAAATCTAGAAAGGTTAAGGCAGAATCTGATTGGAAAAAATACTATGGTTCATGTCCAGAACTCAAAGAAGATATAGAGAAATATGGTAGGGAGAATTTTACGCGCACTATTTTATCATTACATAAAACAAAGGGCAAAACAAACTTTGAAGAAACAAGGCAACTCTTCTTCAACAATGTTCTCACAGAATCCCTTGACAGTGGAGTGCCCAGATACTACAATAGCAACATCCTCAACAGGTACTTCCGAAAGGACTATTATGAACGCAACGACTGAAGATATTGTTGCTCATGTTAGGTCATGGTCTCTTGACCGTGCCGCTGATATGAGCATTCCTAAAGAGGATGCACGCGCAATTCTTGCTGAGTTTTATGAGTGGATTGAACCGGAAGATGATGAACTTGAGATTGTCTCTCTAGAACCTGAAGATTACTAAATAAACTTTTAATAAAATTTGAGAAAAAAAATGACAGAACAGCAGCAACATCTACAACAACTTTTAGAACAAAGAGTTAAACTTGAATCAGAAATTAATCAAAACAGAGAACTTTTTTGGAAAGTTCAAGGAGCTATTGAGTATCTAACACAAATTGGAGTTACTTTGCCAGAGCCAGAATCCAAAGAAACTTCTGAAGAAGTGGAATCTTGACAGATTCTAAATAAAAACTTATAATGTTTATAACCCACCATAAGGTGGGTTTTCTTGTAATGAGACTTTGAGTGACAATTAGAGCCGTGGAAAGTGCCCTTTGAGAAAAGGGTGTACCCCCTTTCTATACGGATGTAGAGTTCAATTAATTTTAATGCTAAACTTCTTTACTGTAGCCGTTCCTCTTTTAGCAATGGTTACAACCAATACGGCATCACTGCCTTTCTCTAGTTATAAACTGCAAGGTCCTCCTCCCCCAGTGGATGAAAAACCTTATTCTATTATTAAAGAGTTTGAACCCGAGAAGACAGCAATCCTAGAGGTTGCACCACCAAAGCCAAAAGAGAAAAGACTAATTTGTAAAGGGTGTAATGAACATGAGAATGCTACCCTGGCATTTTTCCAGGATCGTGGTATTAGAGACAGAAACGCCCTTGCTACCATCATGGGCAATATTAGACAGGAATCAACATTCGTGCCTAACATTTGTGAAGGTGGTAGTAGAACCTCATACTATAATTGTGGAAGAGGTTATGGTTTGATACAATTTACTTCTGCTTCTCGTTATTATGGACTGGGTGCTTTTGCTAAAAAAATAGGAGGTAATCCTTCTACTGCTGATACTCAACTTCGGTATATTACTACTGAACCACAATGGAAGAGTATTGAAAACAGAATGAAAGTTTCTGGAAAATCTATTGATAGGTATATGAATTATGCCTACGAATGGATTGGATGGGGACACCATGGAGCAAGAACACAATATGCTTATGACTATGCTAAACGATTGGTTCTTGCTGATGTCTAAATAACTTTACCTGACTTGCTGACACTTTTCAGGTGGGATTGGAGTGCTTCGGCACTCCTTTCTTGTATAAATAGTAATGTCAGCAAGTTAGAGTAGTATGAAACACTTTTATGTGTATTATTCCTATGAGGAATATGGAAGAGGTTATATTGGAAAAAGAGAATGTAAATGTCTTCCAGAAGAAGATGTAAGTTATTTTGGAAGTTTCAAAGATAAAACTTTCAATCCAACTCAAAAAATAATATTAGAAACTTTTGGGAGTGTTGAAGAAGCACTTGAAGCAGAATGTGCTCTCCACGATTTTTATGAAGTAGATAAAAATCCACACTTTGCTAATAGGGCAAAACAAACTTCTACTGGATTTTATTGTAATAAAGGTGCTGGTGAAGAAGCAAACAAGAAAAGAAGTGAGTTGATGAAAACAGAATACAATCCTATGAGTAATCCAAAACTCAAAGAGAAAGCAAGAAAAAACTTGATTAGAACTTTGAGTAATCCAGAAATGAGAAAACTAAAAAGTAGAGTTGGAAAGAAAGCACACAATCGTCCAGAAGTAGTTGAGAACCATAGACAGGCAGCACTCAAATCTCATCAAAATCCAGAAACAAAAAGAAAACATATTGAGGCAAAACTTGGTGAGAAAAATCCTTGTTATGGTAAAAAGTGGATTACAAATGGAAATGAAAACAAATACATAAACTCTATTGATGAAGTTCCAAGTGGTTTTTGGTATGGTAGAGTTTTCATAAATACCTAAAAAGTACTTATAAAGATGCAGTTTCAAGAAGAAATCCTTGATGAAAGGACTTTGATGGTAGGGAAAAAAGTTAGACCTTCCGGAACTATGAATATGCGTGGATCAGAAGGTGCCGCGAGAAAAGATGTTTCTCGTGCGGGGTTTAGGAAAAAAGGTCCCATTCAAGATCCAAAAGTAGAAAAGAGTGGAAAAGATGTTCCTGTTTGGGTAAGAACTCATAAGTCTCCTGGAGATTATGCTGCTCATACTGCAAGAAAGCAACATAGAGAGGGTGATAAGCCACAGAGTAAAGAATTAAAAAAACAGTTTGGTAAAACTGGTGCTAAGAAAGATTCTCCAGTTCATGATATCACTGTTGGTTCTCCAAAATCTAAAGTAAAAGATCCCGGACAAAGAGCAAGACAATTTGTTGGTGCTCTCAAAGGCGTAAAAGATACTATGAAGTCAAAGAAAGGAGTTGCTACAAATACTCCTACTGCTATTGATTCTGCTAAGTCTAAGGGTAAAAAGAGTAGAAGTGGTGAGGAAGGTGCAGAACAAAGAGGTAGAATTTATAAGAAACTAGGAATGGGAGAAAGAAATCCCAAGACTGGTGTTCAGATGGCGAAGTTGAGTGATTCCTTTAATGGAAAAACTTTTAGTGAGTTTATATATGAGTGTTATATTATTTTAGAAGCAAGAAAATATACTAGAATCCGTTCTAGAGAAGATGCTGAGAAAATTCGACAATCACAAGAAAATCCAAATGCTTATAGATTAAAAAATAGACAAACTGCAGAAACTCCATATTGGGGACTAGAATCCAAAGAAAAAAGAAAAGACCAAGATGAAAGGAGAAAAGAAAATCTAAAAGCGATTAGTCATAAAGAGTTGGAAGATCATTGTAAAAGAAATTTGCATCCGGGTGATTGTAAAAAAAATGCGAATAGAGCATTAAGAATTGAAAGGGGAAGGAAAAAGTCTCAAAGAGATGAGGCAAAAAGTAAGTCTCAGGAAACAGGGCAAAAGCATGATGTAGATCATATTCAAGCACAACCAAATAGAAGAAGTGAAACAACAAAATCAAGATTTCAAGCAATTCATCCGGGTGATTCTTCTGATAATAGGAGAGTAATTCCAAGTAGAGAAAATCGTGAAAAAAATTCTAGTAATACTGAAAAATCAACGACTAGATCTGGTGCTCTTATGAGAGCCCTTCAAAGAGCTAGACAAAAATAATAAATAGAGGAGAGCGGTTGCTACTCCTCTTTTTTTATGTTCAATTTTAACTTCGGAAAGAAGAAACCTGATAAGAAGCAGATAATCCTTATAAGCGTCATACTCAGTGGTATCGTAGCAACCCTCTCCCAATGCACAGGAGCGCCTCAGGAGCGCCTCTGGGACCTTCTAGACGAGGTTCAGAGATCTCTGTTCCCAGGCACCGTAATCAACGATGTGCTGCTTCAGGACCCTGCTGTGGTTGGTAGGAGAGTTGAGCGTGATGTGGATAAAGCAATTCGTGATTATGAGGACTTGACAAGAGACTCAGATCCACCTAGAGTACCTTTGCCCAGGTTGATTGAGAAAGCTCCAGATAACTCTGAGGCTCAACGATTACTTGGTGGGGAGATGAGACTATGCGCTCCATGGGTTGACAGTTGCCCCAAAGAACCTATATAATAGAAAAGTCGGGTAGGTGTCCGAGTGGTTAATGGAGGCGGACTGTAAATCCGCTGGCTCTGCCTACGGGGGTTCAAATCCCTCCCTGCCCACCTGGTCCCTTCGTCTAGCGGTTAGGACACCACCCTTTCACGGTGTAGACACGGGTTCGATTCCCGTAGGGACTATTGGAAGTGTGGCAGAGAGGTCTAATGCAGTGGATTGCTAATCCGCCGATGTACCTAAGTGCATCCGTTGGTTCGAATCCAACCACTTCCGCCAGGGAGATTAGCTCAGTGGTAGAGCAATGTGCTGATAACGCAGAGGTCGGTGGTTCAAATCCACCATTTCCCACTTGACCAGTTTCCAAACAACTGGTACAATATAAGAGTTGAGAAATCAACTGCGGCATTCCCCTTCGGTAGGTTCAGGAATGGCGGCGATAGGAACCTACTTTATGGGCACATAGCATAATGGATAATGCAACATCCTTCTAAGATGACGATTGGGGGTTCGAGTCCCTCTGTGCCTGTTGGAGTTTATCTCCATACATAAAAGTGATAGAGGGTAAGCCTCTGTTATATCCTTATGAGGTATATTACGCTTACTCCATCTGCTTCAGTGGTGGAACGGTAGACACAGCGGACTTAGAATCCGCCGCCTTAAAAAGCGTGGAAGTTCAAATCTTCTCTGGAGCACTTGACAATCAAACTTAAATAGTTTATGATTGTCTCATTGCGAAAGTAACTCAACGGTAGAGTCCCTGCCTTCCAAGCAGGTTGTTGCGAGTTCGAATCTCGTCTTTCGCTCTTGGTAGTCGTTATGCAGATAGCATAGAAAGACGCCAAAGGAAGTTAAGTCAAAGAATCGAGACAAGCAGACAATGCCCTTTGAACTGGTGTAAGTCCAGTAACTTCCTTTATTCCCATCGACCGAGCAAGCGAACGGGCCTGACTGTTAATCAGAGATTGGTAGGGGCAGTACCTACGATGGGAGCTTGCCCGAATAGCTCAAAGGCAGAGCGTTTCGTTTACACCGAAAATGTTGGGGGTTCAAGTCCCTCTTCGGGCACTTTACTAAAACGAATACTTGTGTTATAAATAATAAAAGGTATTCGGTTCTATTATGACTACTTGTTTAAACTGCGGGTGTGAGAACGATAAACCTAAGTTCTGCTCCCGTTCGTGTTCTGTAACCTATAATAATAAGAAGTCTCCTAAGAGGAAAAGAACTGGTTGGGACACCGCCATCTGTAATTACTGCAGTGTAGAGTTTGACTATAAGAAAAAGAGTTCTACTGGCAAGTTCTGTTCTAACAAGTGTAGTGCTGCAGCCAAGAGACAATGGACAATAGATAAGTGGAAAGTAGGAGAACTGAACCATACAGGGCAGGGTTATGTTCCCAGCGGTGTTCGTGCTTACTTATTAGAAGCGAGTGGGGGTAAGTGTTCCCTTTGTGGTTGGTCTGGAACAAACATTCATACCGGACGAACCTGCCTTGAGGTGGACCACATAGACGACGACCCTTTCAACCACGCCCCTGAAAATCTACAAGTGGTCTGTCCCAACTGCCACGCACAAAAAACTTTACCACCCCAAAAGAGTAACGGTGGACGTTACAGTAAGGACAAGCAACATCCTAAGTTTTGTATGAATAAGTAAAAAAATGAATCCCTCTGCTCCCATTTGCATAAATATTTCAAAAAGAGTATAATGGAAAAACTTTATAAACTCTTGAGTGATGCACAGTCATCGCTTTTTGTTTTATTCCATAAAACTTGGGCATTTCACTGGAATGTTGTAGGTGAAGATTTCACTCAACTACATCAACTCTTTGGTGGTCAGTATGAGACTATGTTTGAAGAGATTGATCGTCTCTCAGAACATATGCGTTATCTGAATGTAAAACCTCTCAGTTCTCTCTCAAGAATGCTTGAGGTAACTCAAATCAAAGAGGCAGCAAGTTCAACCGGAGCAAAAGAAATGCTTCAAGAACTTCTTGATAACAATACCAAGTTTTGTGAATTGATGGGAGAAATTTCGGAAGAGTCTGAAAATCAAAAGTCATATGCTACAGCAAATTTAGTTCAAGATTTGATGGAATCTCATGGTAAGTTTGTTTGGCAGTTGAGAGCACACCTGCAATGATTAGGATGAAGAATAATGATTTCAATAAGATGCAAAGATTGTAATAGAGAAATAACAGGACATCATTCAAAAACAGTGACCTGTGGTTGTCCTAATATGGCAACAATTCGTGGAGATAAGATTTCAGCACTTGACTTATCTCGTATTGTTATGTTAAACTCTATTCAGAAAGAACAAAAATCAAATGTTCTGACTTCACAAGATATTGCCTGGCAAGAGGCAAGACGCCAACGCAAAGTAAAGCGTTTGGATTTTGAGGTTCGTTGAACCTCCCACTGGAAAGGTGGTCGAGTGGTTGAAGGCTCTAGTCTTGAAAACTAGCGATGTGAAAGCATCCGTGGGTTCGAATCCCACCCTTTCCGTTTTAAGTTAAGTTACAAATTTAATATTTTCTTCAACAGTGTTACGATATGAACACAAAAAATTGACTTTGAAATGTCTGTGATTAGTATATAATAGTATCACAGGGACAAACCTATGGATCAGCACACCTATGATAATTGGGTGAAGATCAAGGCAACTTTTGAAGCCTCTGGCAACACTAATAATATGTTTTATTATCGAGCATGTGAGATTTTAAAAACCCGAAAAGATCCTCTCGCAAAGTTTCTTGGAGACGAGAAATGATGCACGAACAAGACGAATTTATTACACGTTCTGAAGTTCAGGAGATGATCGATGCAGCAATACGACGACACAACCGTAATGCTTCTATCATTAGTATGTGCGTCGGTTGGGTGGTTCTTGCTTTATTTGCTGAAGGACTTTTGAGACTTGTAGGGGTAATTCCTCCGTTGCTTCCATGGCTCAAAATCACTCTGAACTGATTTTCTTGGTTCCTTGGTTTGTTCTTGTGGTGATTGCACTTACAATGTTCGTGCAGGGTTGGATGATTATGAATGCTCATCATGGGTATTCTAAAAGTCCAAAAGTAAAACATCCAGAATTAAACGACGTTAAAGCAGGAGATCCTTTACTAGTGGTTAAATTCACCGAAGAAGACTTGCAAGAACTGCAACAAAGAATTATACAACAAAAAATGGATGAACTCTTTGAAGAACCATCTACCTATGAGGACGAAGAAGATGATTAGGTTAATATTCACTTCAATGACTTTGTTTGGTTCAATTGGACTTTTTATATATTGGGGACTTACGCACGCATATCCAGAGGTTTTATGAAAGTAGGATTAATCGGTTTAGGAAGAATGGGCGAAGGTATGTCTCGCCGCATGATGAAATCGGGTATAGAGGTTTGGGGATATAGAAGAAATTATGAGAAAGCAAACGAAGCTTTTGAAAAGGGATTTGTTAATGGAATTACGACTGATATTGAAAGCCTTGTTAAAGTAGTTAAACAAAATAAAAACGGTAGACAACAACCAGGTATTTTTCAAATGGTTGTTCCATCCGAAACAGTAGAGGAAACGATCAATGAGTTACTACGATATTGTGGTGAAGGAGATATTATTATTGATCATGGCAATAGCAATTTTAAAGACAGTCGGAAAAGAGCAGAGCGTCTGGCAAAACTTGGTATCCAATATATTGATTGTGGTACTAGCGGCGGTGTTTATGGTTTGGATCGTGGATACTGTCTTATGGTTGGTGGCGGAAATACTGCGGTCGCCACTTGTGCGAGGATTTTTGATGCCCTTGCCCCAGGAATCAACGCTGCCCCCAGGACTCAGTATGACTCGGATGTAACTTCTGCTGAGTTTGGTTGGTTACATTGTGGTGGTCCTGGTGCTGGACATTTTGTGAAGATGGTTCACAATGGAATTGAATATGGAATGATGCAGGCATATGCTGAAGGATTTAATATCTTAAAGAACGCAAATAACGGAGCACAGTATGTCAAAGAAGGAGATGCTGAAGTTGCTCCTATGGCAGACCCAGAAAGTTATTGTTACGACATTGATGTTGCTGAGGTGGCTGAGTTATGGCGTCGCGGTAGCGTGGTTGGTAGTTGGTTACTCGATCTTACTGCTGATGTGCTACGCAGGGATGGTAGCCTTAAACGCTTCTCTGGAGGAGTATCCGATAGCGGTGAGGGTCGTTGGACTGTTTCTGCCGCTGTGGACTTGGGGGTTCCCGCTCCTGTTATTACTACGGCACTATTTGAAAGATTTAACTCACGCAATCTCGGATCATTTGGAGCAAAAATCCTGAACGGAATGCGTTATATGTTTGGTGGTCATCATGTTAGGTAAAGCACTTATTTTTGTTGCTATTCCATTTGTATTATCTACACTCTATTTCGGAACAAGAGGCGGATACTATGACTCCAAAGACTATAAGGGAAATGGAACCGCACATTAGGCAGAGATATTGGTTTGCAATGTCTGCCTTTTCAAGAATGTATGGAGTAAAAACTGCTTCTAATGATATACATATTAAACAGTTCTGTATTGAATGGTCATATTGGGATTGTCAAGCTCCTTTACAGGGGCTTGACGAAGCAGACCAATACATGTATTATGAATACAAGAACTGGAGAGGAAGATGATTTTCCACTTGGTTGAAACCCTAGCAGCAAGTCCTTTCTTTCTTTTTCTTTGTGGATGTGGGTTGACAATCGTACCATTCGCTGGTATTATGTTTATACATAAAAACAAATAACCGGATATCGCCTAACTTGGTCATGGCACCTGCTTTGGGAGCAGGAATAATTTCAGTTCAAATCTGAATATCCGGACTCATAAAACTTCACTTTATGAAAATGTATCCAGAACTTTCAGATCTCCAAAAGTTTACAGTTCAAGAGTTTCAAGAAGATTTTGACAACCTAATAGAAAGAGTAGAAAATGGTGAATCATTTGTCATTACTGACGGAGAAAGAAACGCAGTGATAGTTCCATACAACGAAACCATAAAGTTTGCAGTAGAATCTAAAGTGGACGACGATGTGATACGAATACATACCGACCACGAAGAAGGTTGTTGACACAGAGTTTCAGGTCCTCTATAATAGACCTGAATTTAAGCGAGTGAGACTTGGTAGTCAGAGGAGTCTTATAAACTCTTTCCGCCAGATTAGCGGCTTTGAGGTGGTTCGAATCCACCCACTCGTACCTTGCTCCTTTAGCAATCTGGTGAATGCAGCGAACTCATAATTCGCCTGAGGCGTGTTCGATCCACGCAAGGAGCACTTGACAGATTACCTGTCAAACCCTTATAATACTAAGGTCAACATTCAAAACAATGACTCTCACAGCAAAATTCAAGAAAGACGTTCAAACCCTTCGTGGTGCAGCAAACGGTGACTTCTACCTTGATGTAAAGAATCCTAAACTCTATAAAAAGGTTCGTCGTTTTTATGAGAATGAGGGTGTAGTATTCTCTGGTGATCCACTGGATGATTATGAGATGCTTATGGAATATGTTCTTGCTGATCTTGAATCCGTTGAAGTTGCATGACAACACGACTTCCTAAGGTTCTTTTGGAACGAGAAGGATATCGCTTCGTAGAAGTTGGTATTCTTGAGATTAACGGTAAACCCGATTACCGTCTCCAAAAACAAAATGAGTACACCAAACGCTGGAATGACATTTATCTTTTTGATAATGTTCTACAATGCTCTACTGCAATGGAGGATATTGAATATGCTAAATGGTTGGACCCAGACCGTGTTCCTTGTTATGTGAAAGACGATGAAGATTAATTAAAATGTTAAATCATATTGAACGAATAAAAATTTGTTCCGAAGTAGCTATTAAACTTTATTACGATTTTAATTTCGAATATAGTCTAAAAGCAAAAGCGGATGAGACAGTAGACTATTCTAAAAATCAAAAAGAACAAGTACCCTTAGAAAAAGGAGAAGCAACATCTACTGTTATACATAATATCAATGGGCAACCTCATACTTGGACAGAGAATAGGAAATACATTCAATTTTTGAATGCAAATATGCCTTACATTCTCAAAGAATTTGGTCTCTCCAATCAACCAATTGAAGTAGCAAATTCTTGGATTAATCGTCATTCTAAAGGGGGAAGAACTGTAGAACACAAGCATCAATTTGTTGATATTGTTGTTAGTTCTTACCTTCATTGTCCACCAAATAGTGGAAATCTCTTGATAAGAGATCCATTAGAATATCATAGGGCAAATGATGTCGTAGAATCTGCTTTCTCTAAACAAGTAAAATATCAGTATCCTTGGATTGAAGTTCCTGTTAAAACAAATGAACTTGTAATCTTTCCTGGATGGGTAAATCACAAAACAGAAGAAAGCAATTCTGATTTTGATAGATATGTTATGACTTTTAATCTCAAGTATATGCATGGTCCAATGATGGGTGAAAGTCCCGGGATGACTTAAAAAGCGCACTGGTCGGGAGCAACCCCTTATGGCAAAATCTGATCTACTTCGTTGGATTGGAAACATTCTCCTCATAATTGGTTATCAAACTATGCTATGGGGAGAATTTAAATATGGTTTAATGATAAAGGTTGTTGGAGGATTACTCACAGTACCCTTTGCTATTAAACTTAAACTTTGGGATGTACTATTCTTATGTGCATTCTTTGGTATTACCGAGATATCAAAGTTAACCCAACTTTTCTTTAGTCCTGGAACGACTTAAAACTTATACTGGTGGAGTCAAAATGACCCTATTATGAGTTTATTGCCTCTCTCAAGGGCAATTGGTGCGGATGGGACTCTCTCCCGCCTGGTTTCTTGCCTCCAGTCAAAGGGCAAGTGGCGAGCCTGAGTTACATAAGAGGAGTTGCATAAACTCCTCTTTTTTTGTATACTATATACTAAGAGAAATTTATTGGTCTATGAGTGAGTACAAGAAAACGGCACTTGTGTTAGGTGCTGGTGGCTTTATTGGAAGTCATATGGTAAGAAGATTAAAGTCTGAAGGTTATTGGGTGCGTGGTGTAGACCTCAAGTATCCAGAATTTTCAATTTCTGAAGCAGATGAATTCATTCAGGGAGACCTGAGGGATATGAACTTTGTTCGCCGTGTTCTTGAATTTAAAGGAGAGCAAGGAAACTTTTATAACTCAGTTCCTTATCGATATATTCTACCCTTCCATGAAATCTATCAGTTCGCTGCTGATATGGGCGGTGCAGGATTTGTTTTCACTGGAGAAAATGATGCTGATATTATGCACAACTCTGCAACCATCAACTTAAATGTTCTTGAAGCACAGCGTCAATTGAATGAAACTTTTGATGGTGTTGATAATGGCACCGCTTGTGTTCGCCCAGTATTAGATTATAAAACTAAAATTTTCTATTCTGGATCTGCTTGTATGTATCCAGAACATAATCAATTAGATCCAGACAATCCCGATTGTCGTGAAGAGTCCGCTTATCCTGCTAACCCAGATTCCGAGTATGGTTGGGAAAAACTCTTCTCAGAGAGACTCTTCTTCGCTTATCACCGCAACTATGGTATTCCTGTGCGGGTTGCTAGGTATCATAATATCTTTGGACCTGAAGGAACCTGGACTGGTGGTAGAGAAAAAGCACCCGCAGCAATCTGTCGTAAAGTTGCCTACCTTTCAGAGGAAGGTGGAACCATCGAGGTGTGGGGAGACGGGCTACAAACTCGTTCCTTCCTGTATATTGATGAATGCATCGAAGCAACCCGCAGAATGATGAATAGTGATTTCATCGGACCTGTTAATATTGGTTCCGAAGAAATGGTAACCATTAATCAACTCGTAGATACTGCTGCTAAAGTTGCAGGTAAAGTCGTAGAGAAGAATCATATTGATGGTCCTCTTGGAGTTCGTGGACGCAATTCAAATAATGATTTGATTCGCGAAAAACTTGGTTGGGATTATTCACAGACTCTGGAAGAAGGTATCCGCAAGACTTATGAGTGGATTAATACGCAAATGAAAAAGGTGGAAGAGGTGAAAGGTGACAGTAAAGAATGATTTGGATATCGACTTTGATTATATTAATCAAAAACTTAAATCTGGACTAAAACTTAGAATTGATGTGGGTCTTTCCTGTGATATGGGAAGATCTAAACGATGGATTAATTTTATTGATGATGTTTTTGTTATTGGTATTGAACCCCACCCAGAAAATTGTTCTTCCCTAAAGGAACTTTTAGTTAGAACAAGAGGTGGAGATAGATTCTATCTTATCGAAGCTGCAATTGATAATGTTGAAGAACCAACTACAAAAGAATTTTATGGATTTGGTTGGGATGTTTGGCCAAATAATCCAGGATGTTCTTCACTACTCAAACCAAAGGGTAGGTTTGAGAATTCTACAGAAAATGTGTATAATGTGGATGTCATTTCTTTAAAGTCTATATTGGATAATATTGATTATGATGTAGTAGAAGTCTTAAAAACTGACACGCAGGGTAACGATCTTAATGTTATTAAGAGTCTTGGTGACCACATTAAAAATGTCGTCTTCATTGATTCTGAATATGATGAATCTGATGACTATGAAAATGCAAATACTGGTGGTGAGTTAGATGAATATTTGGTAGAAAATAATTTTAAAAAATATCAGATGATTCTTCAACCGACAAGAGATATGATGGTTGAAGATACGCGATATATGAACACTCTAATAGAAGACATAGATAAGTATTCGGATGATTATACATTTGAATCTCATGAAGTTATGGTTGATGTAGAATGAAAATTACTATTCTTGGTTCCAGTGGGCAAATTGGTGCCTACCTTTCGGAGTATCTTCGAGAAAAAGGTCATACTGTTATTGACTTTGATAAGGTGGAAACACCCAATCATGATATGACTGTGATACCGAATCAATATCTTGAGAATGCAATTGAGACTGCAGACTTTGTATTCTTTCTTGCATTTGATGTTGGTGGGTCTCGTTACCTGAAGAAGTATCAACATACTTTCCAGTTCATTGATAATAACGCTCGCTTGATGGCAAATGCATTTGGACTTCTTAAAAAGTATAATAAGAGATTTGTATTTGCATCATCTCAAATGAGCAACATGAGTTACTCTCCATATGGGGTACTCAAAAATGTTGGAGAACTTTATACCAAATCTCTTAATGGACTTATTGTTAAGTTCTGGAATGTATATGGTATCGAAAAGGACCATGACAAAGCACATGTTATCACAGACTTCATCCGTAAAGGATTTGAGACTGGTGCAATTGATATGCTTACTGATGGTCAGGAAGAACGGGAGTTTCTATATGCTGAAGACTGCTGCGAAGCACTTGAGGCAATTATGGAAAACTATAATGAATTTACCTCAGAAGATAATCTTCATATTACAAGCTTTAAGTCAACAAAAATCATTGACATTGCAAGTATTATTTGTGGACAATTTAATTTGATCGGAAAGTATGATGTAAAAGTTCAACCATCTGATCAAAAAGATAGTGTACAGATGGATAAAAGAAATAGACCAGATACCTATTTGATGAAATGGTGGACCCCTAAAACCACAATTGATCAAGGTATTGCTAAAGTATTTGAAGCAATGAAAGGAGATTATCTATGAAGATATTTGTTACTGGATGCGCGGGACTCCTTGGGTCCAATTATACTCGACATCTTTTAGCGAACGGTCATAAGGTAATAGGTATTGATGATCTTTCTGGTGGATATAAAGCGTTTCTTCCAAAGGCAGAAAATTTTACATTTGCAAAATTTGATCTTGAAAGGAGAAAAAAAGTAGTTGAATTGTTCGAAGAACATAAACCAGATGTCCTTTTGCATTTTGCTGCATATGCTGCTGAAGGACTATCACCTTTTATTCGAAACTATAACTATAGAAACAATCTTATTTGTTCTGCCAATTTAATTAATGAATGTATCAAGCACGATACTAAAATGATTTTCACCTCTAGTATGGCAGTCTATGGTGAGCAAGAACCACCATTCACTGAAGATAAGCGTCCTCAACCAATTGACCCATATGGTATTGCTAAGTATGCTGTCGAGTGTGATTTAAAATTAGCTCACGAACAGTTTGGACTTCGATACAATATTGTTCGTCCTCATAATGTTCTTGGAATTTACCAAAACATTTGGGACCGTTATCGAAATGTGATTGGTATTTTCATTCGCAAAACTTTGAATGGTCAACCAATTCTTGTTTATGGTGATGGGGAACAGACTCGTGCTTTCTCCGATATCAAATATTATATGGAACCATTTGATAAACTTCTTACAGAATATGATGGAGAAATTTTTAATATTGGTGCCGATAAACATTTTACTTTGAATGAGGTTGCTGAAACCGTACAGAAGATTGGTAAGAAATATGGATATGAAGTTCCTATTGAACATGGTGAACCAAGACATGAAGTTAAGCACGCATATTGTGATCATACAAAAGCAAAAAGTATGTTAGAATTCAGGGATGAAACAAAACTTGAAGAACTAATTGAAAGTATGTTTATCTGGGCTATGAAGCAACCGAATAGAAAAGTGAAGAGTATGGAATATGAAGTTACTAAAGACATTTACGATTATTGGAGAAATTAAATGACAACTAGAACTATCGAAATTACAAAACAAGATTTTGAATCTAAATCGGAACTGCTGGAATATGATTATGAATTTCTTTCCAAATTGGAAGGAATGTTTGATCATAGTGAAGGTGGATTATTTAATTGGAGAACAGCTGAAAATATGGTTCACCAATTAAAATTTCATAAAAAATATTTGCAAAAGATTCAACCAAAGTATATCTTGGAAATTGGAACTTTTAAGGGATTTTATTCTTACGTTGTTAAAAAAGAAATACCTGAAGTAAAAGTTTATACTTTTGGTATTAATGAGGAAAGTCAACTTTGTGTTGATGCAATTAATGAACTTTATGGTGAAAATTTTATTACTTTTTTTCCCGGAGATTCTTTAGAAACTTTAACTTCTTTTGACAACCCAGATGACATTCCATTTGATATGGCATGGGTAGATGGTGGACATAGTTACGAATGTGCTATTTCCGATTTGGTAAATTGTGGAAAATTGGGAATAGAAAATATCTTAATCGATGATTGTGATATGGGACAAGTAACCGCTGCCTTAAGAGATTTTTGTAATATGGTTTTTTCCGATAATGAAAATGATTATTCTTATTCTATTAAAGATTATAGTCCAAATGAAAGAATGATAACCTATTTGTCCAGAGAAAAAATTTATGAAAATATTTGATTCCTTTAGATTTTTTAATGAGTTAGAGATACTTGAAATACGTTTCAATCTCCTTTATGACTATGTGGATTATTTTGTTATAACAGAATGTCCATATACTACTATGGGTGATGAAAAACCTCTTTATTATTTGGAGAACAAAGAACGTTTTTCCAAATTTAACGATAAGGTTATTCATGATGTAATGGATGAAATCCCTGTGGATTTTACTGCATTTTTAGAAAAACAAAAATTTCATACTGCATATGAAGACATTGATCCAAATTGTGGACAAAGATATATTGATATTCCTCTCCCCTATCAAAGGGATATGTATGCAAGAAATTATACTGCAGTCTCGATTGAAAAAGCAGGAGTGACTGATGATGATATTGTTATAACAAGTGATGCTGATGAAATTGTAAATCCATTAATTTTAGAAAATCTAAATTGGTTTAATCCTAATAATTTATATGTTGCAATGCAGAGAGCATTTTATTATAATCTTAATACTCATTATCATGATAATTGGAGAGGTTCAAGAATTTGTACTTGGAAAAAAATAAAAAATCTTTCTATAGACAAACTGAGAGATAGTATGTGGAATGAATCTTATCGAATTCAAGATGGTGGATGGCATTGGAGTTATTTTGGTGGTGTGGAAAGATATAAACAAAAAATGGTCGCAGGTGCCGATGCTCAACCTTCAATAATAGTGAATGCCGAAGATATAGTCAGTGAAAAGAAAGACCCTTTGGGTAGAGGTGTAAATTATTTTCCTGTTCCTATAGATGAATCATTTCCACAGTACATTGTAGATAATCAAGAAAAATATTCAGAATTTATTACGCCATGGAATTGATTGAAGGTGTAGCACTTTCAAAACTATGTGATTATTCTTTCGGAGACCAGTCTGGTCAATGGGGGAATATTTTTACATCATTTATGAAAGATGCTAATTTATTGAATCTTGAATTCGTTAATAGATTATTTGAGATTAAAAAAAGCAGAGATTATATGACTCTGTTTATTGATAATATTCGTTTATATAAAAGACATATTGTTGAGGTTAGTGATTCTGATAGACCATATGTCAATTCATTAATGGAAAGGAGTGATTTATTAAATCTTTGCTCAAATTTTCCTGAAATGAATTTTATTATTTTCACAAATCTTGAGGATACTCCCATTGATGATTATATCTTTGACTTGATACCCAATAATGTTTTGTGCATTTCTGCAGTAAATGCTATTGCTAATGGTGGAAAAGTTATCCCAGCTCCTTATGGACTGCAGAGAGCAATGAATCCTAATGATATGAGAGTATCTGAAATTAAAGGCGCTTCAAAAAATCTTCCAAATAATCCTCCCGGACTTTTATATGTGAGTCACAACGAATCTTCCAATGAAGAAAGGAAGGGAATAAAAGAAATGTTCAGGAATAAATCTTGGGCAGTGGTACATGAAAATAGAGTTTCTTTTTCTGTGTTTCTTTATAATCTTAGTCAATCAAAATTTATGATATGCCCAAGAGGAAATGCTATTGATTGTCATCGTAATTGGGAAGTTCTTTATATGAGAAGAGTTCCAATTATGAAGAGGCATCTTTATTTGGAAACTTTATTTGCAGATTACCCTGTTCTTTTTGTGGATAAATACTCCGAAGTAAATGAAAATCTATTAATAGAAAACGATCATTTATTCCAAAAAGCTCAAAAAATGGATTTGTCTGGATTGACACTTCCAAAATTTTTTGATAATATCGTAAATAAGTACACGAATTAAATGAAGTATCTAACTGATTTTTGTAATAAAGCTTTAAACGGAAACCTAGATTCTGATAGGCATATTATTACAATTTTTTCAATCGCTTTGGCATCTAAAGGTTCTACATATGTTGAACTTGGTGTTAGGGAAGGACATACCACAGAACCTTTATATGAAGCAGCAAAGTTAAATAACGGACATCTGTGGTCTGTTGATCTTAATCCACCGTCAGAATTTAAACCAAATAATGGCAACTATACATTTCATCAAGGAGATAGTATCAAGTTCCTTGAAGATTGGCCTAAGGATAAAAAAATAGATGTTGTTTATGTCGATGACTGGCATTCATATCCTCATGTTAAAAAGCAGTTAGAACTTCTTGATGAATTAGTTGGTCCAACAAGTGTTATTCTTTTGCACGATTTGATGTATGGAAGCACTGACCCATTCTACCATTCTGATCTTACACTTAAAGATGGTCAATGGGCTGGTGGTGGTCCATATAGAGCAGTAGCAGAACTTGACCCACAATTCTGGGAATGGTCAACACTTCCTTGGAATAATGGTCTTACTATTTTGAGAAAAAAATACAGTAACAAATATCATCGGAGATAATTATGTTAGCAGTAAGTATTCATGAACACGCGGGTTTGGGAAACCAAATCTGGAGAGCGGTTTGTTGTCGTGTCTTTGCTGATCGTTTGGGTTATGATTATGCGATTAGTTCACCCGGTTGGAGAGGTCCATTTTTAAATTTTGATTTTGGAAAAGATATCTCTCTTAATGTAGAACAAGCATCTGATTTTTATGACTGTAGAGAACTTCCCGATGGTATCTTACATTATTATGAAGAAGAAAGCATCCATCATAAAACTGCTCCTGGAGAAATTGGAGCAGCAGATAAAAATTTCTTTACAGTAAAGGATAATACTTATATTAATGGTAACTTCCAGAGGATGTCTTATATTGAAGATTATCGAGATAAAATATGTGACTGGTTATCTTATGACGACAAATATAAAGTCCGGGACTATTCTTCGGAAAATATCTGTGTAATTCAAATTAGGGGTGGTGACTACAAAACTGGGCATTCGGTACTACCTGCTGAGTATTATCGATTTGCTATGAAGCATATGAAAGAAAATAATCCAGATATTGAGTTTGTAATCATTACTGATGACCCAGAGTTTGCTGGTCAATTAGTTCCTGGTGTTAAGATTGTTGGATCTGCAATTTCTGAAGAAAAGGATCCTTACCAAAAGAATATCAGTTGGTATATTTATCCTGGTGGTCCAGTATCTATTGATTATAGTATTTTGAATACTGCTAAGTATGCTATTATTTCAGCATCTACTTTTGCATTTTGGCCAGTTTGGACTAATAATGAACTTATTAATGTAATTGCACCTAAGTATTGGTTTGATTGGTCTCGCTCTAATGGTTGGTGGAGACCTGAAGATGGAATCGTAAATGATGAAAGATGGTTATGGTTGGATACTGATGGAGATTTATATCCGGGTAGTGTGTGTAAGGAAGAGCGGGATAATTATTACGTGAAATAATCTATGAAAATCATTAAAGAAAAAGTATTAAGCGAGAAAGAGAAGCACTATTCATATCCAATCAAGGTTGATAGTGATGAAGATGTAGTTTCTCTTAGTGATGCTAAGAGTACGGGAATGATTTTCTTGGGCGAGAGGGAAATAAACTATCCCAAGTTGTGGGATGGTGAAGAGTTTAAACTACCATTTAATGAATTTTTATTGAAAGAATATGATAATTCCTACTTTAGAATGATAGGTATTGAAAACTTTACTTATTATTGTGAGGGAAGTAGGGTAGAAGCTTTAAATATAGAACCATCATATGTTGACTTAGAGTTTGACCGAGTATTCTCTGCTCTAAATTATGGTGGTTATATATGGCAACACTTTGTTCAAGATGCTCTACCCATTATCGCATTTGCAAGAGAATTTCTTGAACAGAATCCTGATGTAACAATTTTATTATATGAAGGTGTTAATAAGAAATCTATATCTGACTTTTTTCTCAATAAATTAAATTTAAAAAACCCAGTATATTATGTTCCAAATTATACTCCATTTAGGTATGCTGAAATTTTAGCAAGAGCAAACAAGTTATATCTACTTGATTGTAATAATCATATGCCTTGTTATTGGTGGAATAACTTTTTCTATCAAGAGGCTAATGAGTTTATATTGAGAGATGAGAAATTTGAAAATAAAAATTTAATTTATCTGAACAGAAACAAAACAGCAACCTCAAGAATTTTTATTAATGAAGAAGAAACTGTTGATTACTTGAAACAATATGCAGAGAAAAACGATTTGAATTTTATAGATTATATTGACACAAATTATACGATTGAAGAAACATTTGATATTTTTAAAAATGCACATACTGTAGTTGGGTGCCATGGCGGAGCAAATTATAATATAATATTCTGCCCTAAAGGTACAAAATTTATAGAGTATGTGTTTACAGATTGCATGTATACATTGTATAATATTGCTAGCTCTATAGAATTGGATTACTTTATAGTTCCTAATCGCGGAACTAATATGTCCGAAGGTGCTTTAGTAAAAATAAATAAACTGCAAAGATTATTGGAGAAATAGAATGGATTTTTATTTGGATGGAATGCGTGAAGAGTATTCCAGAGAGTTGACTAATAGTGTGAAGCAAAATACTAATGTTTATACTGTTGGATGGAGACCAGATTCTCATATGTGGCAGTATGATTTCTTTAAAGAGAGGAATTGTAATATAACTCTTATTGAAATTTTTGAACCTAATGCTAATGCATTTCCGAAGGAAGAATATAATGCTACTGTAGTATGTGATTCTGTTGAAAATTTCGCTCAGTATGTAAACAAAGAAGAGAAAGATAAAAATATTTTATATTGGTCTGATGGTCCAGAGCATCTGGAGATGGATGCTTCTAAAAAACTTTTGGAAGAAGCAAAAGAATATTTTTCTCTTATTATAATCCAAACTCCAAATGGTGTTTATGAGCAAGGTGAGATGTATGGTAATATTCATGAATCTCATCTGAGTTCTTGGTACGAATCTGATTATGAAGAACTTGGATTTAAGTTGGATAAAACCCATGGACCTGCTCATAATTTTGATGCTCTGATTGGTTTCTGGATTGGTTGAGAATAATAAAAATAATATATGATTAATCTTCCTGATGTAACTCTGTTTACTATAGACACTACTGGAGAAATTGATAAAACCCTTCGTGCTTTATATACAAGTATGAGTGGTATTAATTATGGTGCTGTTAAATTAGTAACAACAAAAGAGCAAATAGAAAAACATAAAGATCAACTTGAAAATGATGGAATTATCTTAGAAGAACCTACAATAGAAGTTAATAATTACAACGATTATAATTATTATGTAATTTATAAAATTTGTGAACATATAGAAACATCTCACTGTTTGTTAGTTCAACCAGATGGATTTGTTTTGTTCCCCGAAAAGTGGGATGATAGTTGGTTGGAATATGATTACATAGGCGCTCCTTGGGAATATGTTGAGGATTCTTATATTGATCCTTTTGGAAATCATCATCGAGTTGGTAATGGTGGATTTTCTTTGAGAAGTAAAAAACTTCTAAATGTTCCAAATAAAGTTGAAGTTCCTTGGGAGGTAAACAATAGTGATTTCTATTGGATGCCCCCTGGAGTTGTTAACTATCATGAGGACGGAAACATATGTGTACACAACAGACACATATTTGTTGAGCAAGGATGTAAGTTTGCTCCGGTTGAAGTTGCTGTTAAATTTTCTCAGGAAGCAAGAGTTCCTGAGTGTGAAGGGATCACTCCCTTCGGATTTCATTATAGATTGCCTCCAGGAGTTGTATTAGAATGATAGGACATAATCACTTAGGTAAAAATGGGAGATTTGGGAATCAAATGTTCCAATATGCATCAACGAGGGGTATCGCTGCTGCTCGTGGATATGATTTTATTATTCCTGATGGACCAAGAACCGATGAAGAGTTTTATGATGAAGAAAACCAACATAAACTTTTCATGGCATTTAAAATGTCGGGACTTAAAAATGTTGGATTATTGAAAGCACCATACAAACAAGAAAGTTCTTTCGGATATGATAAAGAACTTGTGAAAAGATGTCCTGATGATATTAATCTCTATGGATATTTTCAATCCGAAAGATATTTCTGGCACATTGAAAATGAAATTCGCCAAGACTTTACTTGGAGAGATGATGTTTGGAATACCTGCAAAGAAATATTCGATCAAGTAGTTCCCGAAGGTAAAGCAATTTCTTTGCATGTAAGAAGAACCGATCAAGTGGAGAAAAAAGATTATCATTATCTTCAGACAGATGAATATTTTGCTGAAGCACTTTCTAAACTTCCGCAAGATATTCCTGTAATTGTATTTTCCGATGAACCAAAGTGGTGTCAGAATAGTAATTTGTTTGAGGATGATAGATTTTTAATTTCGGAATCAAGTGATAATATTCATGATATGTGCCTCATGTCCATGTGCCAATATCATATCATTGCTGCAAGTACTTTTAGTTGGTGGGGTGCTTGGCTTGCTAAAAGTGAAAAAGTTATTTGTCCCAAGAATTGGTTTGGACCAAGTTCGGATGTTGATGATAAAGATTTAGTTCCTGATGGTTGGGAGAGAATCTGATGAGATTTTCTATTGCTATTCCTGCCCATGACCGTGGAGAAAATGGTTCAATATGGATGAGAGAACTGCTTGATTCCATTAAGAGGCAAACTCTTCTTGATTTGGAAATTGTTGTTTCTGACCAGAGTAAAAATGATAATATCTTGAATGTCTGTCAAGAATACTCTGATGACTTTGAGTTTAAGTATGTGAGGTATGAAGGAAAAGTTCCCTGCGAAAATATTAATATTGCTTTAGATGAGTGTGAGGGAGAGATAATTAAGATTATGTTCTCTGATGATATTTTTGTGAACGATTCTGCTCTTGAAATAATAGACCAAGAATATAAACAAACTAATTGTAAGTGGGCATTTAGTGGATTCTGTGGAACTAAAGATGGCAAACAATTTTATGATTACAAAACTCCAAAGTGGTCTGACTATATGTTGGAGGGAAGAAATCTTTTAAGTAGTCCAACAGTTGTCTCTTTTTTGAATACTTCTAAACAACACTTTGATGAAAATTTGAAACTATTTTTAGACACAGAATTTTATCATCGCATGAGGTGGGAAAATGGTATGCCTCATATTATTGAAGATACATTAGTTGCAAATAGAGATCATGATGATAGAATTAGTAGTCAACAAACCTCTCAATATGATGCTGCAATTGAACATCCGGAAGGTGGGTGGTTAATCAATACCAAAGAATATCATTATATACAGGATAAGCATAGAGATTTTTGCATGAACAGGAAGTATCCAGATGAAAATTGATTTAAAGGAAGCAACATTTATTATTCCTATTCGGATTGAATCTCAAGATAGGTTGCGTAATGTTATTACAACAACGGCGTTTCTTCTGGAAAATTTTGATACTAATATCACCATCAAAGAAGTAGATTCAGAATCAGTTTTTCAAAAGGATGCTCTTCCCATTCTCAAGGATATTTTGGATGTTGAAATAAATGTGAACCATATCTTTGAGAAGAGTGATGATCCTCTATTTCATCGTCAAAGAGTTCTGAATGAAATGATTGCCGAATCCAAAACAGAAATCGTTGTAAATTATGACTGTGATGTTTTGCTTCCTTTAGATTCATATCATGAAGCATATCAATCTATTCTTCATCATACTCACGATGTAATCTATCCTTATGGACAAGGAATGCATCAGTATCAGGTTAGAGCAACTGATGAGATTGTCTCTGAATTTTTAGAAACAAAAGATTATCAAGTGCTCGATAAGAATTCTAATCTTCATACTTCTGACTTTGGTTGGGTTCAGTTCTTTAATCGTAAAGTCTACATTGATGGTGGGATGGAAAATGAAAATTTCAAAGCATATGCACCAGAAGATAAAGAAAGATTTTACAGGTTTACTACTTTAGATTATAATGTAGGTAGGATTACTGATTATGTTTATCACTTAGAACATAGTCGAGGGGAAAATTCTTGGTTTAGTAATCCACATATGCAATCAAATATGCAAGAGTGGGAAAAAATTCAAACTATGAATAAAGAGCAATTAAAAGAATATTATTCTAAGCAAAATTATCTTAAAAAATATGTTAGCATTTAATCAGATTGGAAATCTTGGTAGACTTGGAAATCAAATGTTCGAATATGCAGCAGTGAGAGGTATTGCTGCCAAGCATGGATATAATTGGTGTATCCCCCCATTCAACAGAAACGGTATTGAAAATTACAGTCTTCATCAGTGTTTTAAGTTAGAATCTGTTAAGGAGGAAAACTTAGCAGTCAGAGATGATTTTGGATATGTTCAGGAAAGGTTCTTTCACTTTGATGATGAACTCTTTGAAAATTGCCCAAATGATGTAAGTATTCACGGGTTCTTTCAATCTGAAAAATATTTCAAACATATTTCAGATGAAATTAGAAAAGACTTTACATTTCACGATGAGCATCTTGGACCATGTAAAGAAATGATGAGTTCCCTTGAAGGACAAGAACCGATTATGCTTCATGTTCGTAGAGGTGATCCTAATCTTACAGACCCTCGTGGATTTAAGTGGAGTTATACTCAGTGTTCTTCGCAACATCCTCCACAAACAATTGAATACTATGAAAAAGCATTAGCAGAGTTTGATGATGAGCAACCAGTTGTTATTTTTTCCGACTCTCCCGAATGGGTAAAGGAACAGGAGTTTTTCTCTGGTGATCGCTTTCTTCATTCTGAACCACAGGAAAAATATGCAGATGGTTCCTATACTCCATACTCCGATTTGTGCTTGATGTCTCTGTGTTCTCATGCTATTATTGCTAATAGTAGTATGAGTTGGTGGGGTGCTTGGTTAATTTCTAATCCAAATAAAAAGGTCATTGCACCTAAAAATTGGTTTGGACCTTCTTATGCCGATAAAGATACTAAAGACCTTTATGTAGAAAACTGGATTGTGTTATGAACCGTATTAATGATTACTCAGAATTAAAAAATAAAATAGTTTCTTGGATTCAAAATTATGCTTCTGAGAATAATATTAAATCTCTTGTAGTTGGAGTCTCTGGTGGAATTGATTCTGCCGTTGTCTCTACTCTCTGTGCCGAGACAGGACTTCCAACATATGTTTTGTCTATGCCTCTTCATTCATCTTTTAAAAATGATGAACTATCTGATTCTTATTCCAATGTATTGGAAGATAAGTATGATAATGTAACTAAAGTTAGAATTGATTTGACTGGTACATACGATCAACTTATGAAGTCATTTGATTTCTGGACAGGGGAAGGAGAGTTTACCAAGAATAATCTTGCAAATGCAAATACAAAGTCACGCATTCGTATGGTTACTTTGTATCAAGTTGCTGGATGTGTTGGTGGTATTGTAGTTGGTACTGGGAACAAGGTTGAAGATTATGGTGTAGGATTCTATACTAAGTATGGTGATGGTGGAGTAGATATTGCTCCTATTGCCGACCTGTATAAAACTGAGGTTTGGATGTTGGGGGAACATCTTGGTGTTGATGAACGGATTATTTCTGCACCTCCTACTGATGGACTTTGGGAAGATGGTAGAAGTGATGAATCTCAAATTGGTGCTTCTTACGCAGAACTTGAAGAGGCAATGGAATTTGGGACGGGCAGTGCAGTAAAGATTCTGCAAAGATTTAATACTCAAAACAAACATAAAATGATTCCTATTCCAACTTTTACTCTGTAATTATTATATGTCTTTACACTTATCGTTGGACATGAACGGAAATAAAACTGAGGGTGCGGGTGCTATGATGATGTACCCCATTATGCTCAGTTTTGTTTCCAAATTTTTTGGAGTTGAGTTTTCTTTTTCAGGAGTTAAAGACCTGTCTCACTTTGAGTATACTGATTATACTGGTGACAGTGAATCTTGGTCCAAATCATTTGAAGAGTTTTTTAATTTTCCTAAGTTAAAAAATCCAGATGAAATAATTAGAGGTTTTTCTTTTGATCAAAATCTTGTAAATTTTATTGCAGAAAATAGAAATACTAACAAAGAAATTTTAATTGAACTTCCTCAGCATGGTGCAACTTGGCCCATGATGTGTTTCTGTGAGCAGAATTCTGATATAATTTTTACTGAAGAGTTAGTAAAAGAGGCAAAGAATAATTTGCGATTTAGTGGAGAAAAATATTTCAATAATGATGAGGTAAATATTGCCCTACATATAAGGACGGAAAATCCAAAAGATGTTGATGCCTCTTCAACCGAAAGGGAACTTTATAATTATGAGAGAGATTTCTCTAGATATTTGAATCTGATTGACAGGTTGAAACAAAAATATTATAATAAGAAGACAGTTCTTCATATTTACTCTCAGGGATTTACTAATTCATTTGAAGAATTTGTAAATCTAACAACAGAAATGTTTGAAGTTAAACTTCATATAGATGAACATCCAATCAGTGACTTATATCATATGATATACTCAGATTGCTTTATTATGGCAAACAGTGCTTTTTCATATATTGCTTCATTTATGAGAACTGATTTGACCTATGTGAGAGATAATTTTTGGTGTTTCACTTATCCGTCAACAATTAAAGTAGACTATAATTTCAATATTCCATTATGACTGCAACAATTACCGAAGTAAAAAAGTTTTGGGATGATCGTCCCTGCAATGTCAGACATTCTTCAAAAGAGGTTGGTACTAAAGAATATTTTAATGAGGTAGAAAGAAAGAAATTTTTTGTTGAACCTCACATCCTTGACTTCACTGAATTTTCCAAATGGGAAGGTAAAAAAGTTTTAGAGATTGGTTGTGGTCTTGCTACAGTTGGTTTGAACTTTGCTCTTAATGGGGCAGATTATACTGGAGTAGAACTTTCTGAATCAAGTCTTGAACTTGCTAAACAAAGATTTGAAGTATTTGAGCAGACTGGAAAGTTTTATTCTGGAAACGCTGAAGAACTTTCAACCTTTGTCCCTGCAGAGACTTATGATTTGGTTTATTCTTTTGGGGTAATTCATCATAGTCCTCACCCAGAAAAGATTATTTCTGAGATTAAAAAGTATATGAACGAGAATAGTGTTCTCAAGATTATGCTTTATGCAAAAGACTCTTGGAAAAATTATATGATTGAGTCTGGTCTTGATCAACCAGAAGCACAGTATGGTTGTCCAATCGCTAATACATATACTAAGCAAGATGTGGTAGACTTGTTGGATGGATATGAAGTTCTATCAATTGAACAGGATCATATCTTCCCCTATCAAATAGAACCTTATAAGAATGGTGAGTATGTGAGACAACCTTGGTTTGAATCCATGCCTCCGGAAATGTTTAGAGTTCTTGAAAAAAATCTTGGTTGGCATTTACTTATTACAGCAAAACTAAAATGAAAGTAGGAGTTATTGGGGCAGGTAGACTTGGTATTTGCTTTGCCCTTCTTTTAGAAAAAGCAGGTTATGAGGTTGTAGCCTCTGATGTTAGAGAAGACTATGTAAATGGTCTTCTACAAAGAACCATTGATACTCACGAACCAGAAGTTCAGCAACTTCTTTCTGAAGCAAAGAATATTACATTTAAAACTGGAAACTATGATGTTATCCGAGAGTGTGATGTTCTTTATACTCTGGTAGCGACGCCATCTCTTCCTGACGGAAGTTATGATGTTAGTGCTGTTTGGGGTGTTATCAATGATATTCAAAATGCTCCAGACCTTGGGATTGAAGTTAAAGGTAAATGTTTTGTAGTTGGATGTACAACTAATCCGGGTGATTGTGATAATTTTCAATCCCAACTCAATGCTTATGGCGTAGATGTTTACTATAATCCTGAGTTTATTGCTCAGGGAAATATTATTAAGGACCTGCAGAATGCAGATATGGTCCTTGTTGGTGGACCCGAAGGTCAGTATCGCCCATTCATTGAAGAAATTTATAATAGAATTCAAGTAACAGAACCAAGAATTTATTTTATGTCAACGACTGCTGCAGAGTTAGTTAAACTTGCAGTCAATTGTTTCTTAACTACCAAGATTAGTTATGCAAATATGGTTGGCGAAGTCATGTCTCTTGCTGGTCTTGAAGAAGAAATTGATCATGTTCTTAAAGCAATCGGTTCTGATACAAGAGTTGGTAGTAAATATCTGAAATATGGATATGGATTTGGTGGTCCGTGCTTACCAAGAGACAATCGTTCTTTTGCTGCTTATGCAAAAAAACTTGGTTTAGAATATAACCTTGGAAAAACAACTGATGACTTTAATAATGAACACGCAAAGTTTTTGAAAACCTACTTTATCAAAAAGAACGAGAATAAAATTCCATTTGCTTTTCATTACATTTCATATAAAGAAGGAACTGATATCCTTACCGAGAGTCAGCAGTATCGTCTTTGCTTAGACCTTCTCGATGAGGGTTATAAAGTATATGTACTTGACAATCAAGCAATTCTTGGTCAAGTAAAAGATTTCCTAGAATCAAAATATGGAGATAGAGTTGTGGTTGATGGAATTCCCAATGAAGAGGTATACTGGATTGATTTGTGATGGATTTTAATAAATTGGATAAGAATAAATCAGCATACAAACTAAAAAATATTGGACCCATTTATTATCTTAATCTTGATGGACAGCAAGAAAGGAGAGAATATATGGAGTCCCAATTTAAATATTGGGAAGTTGAAAATTATACACGCATCTCTGCATACGATGGTCGTGAAGATGACTTAAGTGATATTATAATAGGTCGCTATCCTGAAAATATGACATCGGGTGAGATTGGATGTATTACATCTCACCTTAAGGCAATAAAGCATTGGTATGAAACCTCAGATAGTCCATATGCAATCATCATGGAAGATGATTGTAATCTTGATTTGGTGAAATACTGGGATTTTAATTGGTCAGATTTTTATGCACATATTCCATATGATTGGGATGTAGTTCAAATCGCAATCATTTGTACTGGTGATTTGCATGTTAGATTGCATAAGAGATTTGTTAATGACTTTTCAACAGCTTGCTATCTTATTAATAGACATCATGCAGAAAAGTTATTGAAGTTCCATGTCCGTGGAGAAAAATATAAACTGGATAATGGAGTCAAACCTCGTCCAGTTGCGGATGATTTGATTTATAATTCTGGAAATACATATTCAATTCCTCTTCTCTTTTATAGAATTGAACTTGGATCATCTATTCATCCGGAACATGTTGATATTTTTCATAAAGGAAATCACACTGCACTCTCCGAATTTTGGGAGCAAAATGGTTCTAAAATTAAAATAGAAGAATACATGGATTATGATCCATATCTGGGGAGAATAACCGAAAATTCTACTTCTCAGCAAAACACTTGACAAAATTTAAGAATCTCTCTATACTAAATAAGTACTTAAGAATTCAGTTGTAATTCTTAACATTTGTCCTATAGTACATAAAAAATAATTTTATGAAACTCAAACAACTGATGCTTGCACCTGTTGCTCTGGGAATGGTTGCTCCTGTTGCTGCGAATGCGGCAGACCTTAACATGGCAGCAGTCAACCAATATGCAACCTCTGAGCAGGTCACAAGCGTCTCACAACTGTCTGATGTTCAACCTACGGATTGGGCATATCAGGCACTCAGCAACCTTGTAGAGCGTTATGGTTGCGTTGCTGGTTATCCAAATGGCACCTTCAGTGGTGGCAAAGCAATGACTCGCTATGAGGCAGCAGCACTTCTGAATGCTTGCTTGGATCGCGTAACAGAAAATACTGATGAACTCAAGCGTCTTGCTAATGAGTTCCGTGATGAACTCACTGTTATTCAAGGTAAGGTTGCAAGTTTGGAAACCAAAGTAGGTGCTCTTGAAGCAACTCAGTTCTCTACCACCACAAAACTTCGCGGTGAAGCAAACTTTGTTCTTGGTGGTGTAGATAATGCTTGGACTCCCGGTTCAACTGCAAGTACGAATGTTGGTAATACTGCATTCAACTATGATCTTCGCCTGAACTTTGACACATCGTTCACTGGTAAAGATCTGCTCCGCACTCGTCTGCGTTCTGGCAACTTCTCCAGTCAACCCTTCGGTTCTTCTTCTTCTCTGTTCAAACTGGATAAGGCAGAGAGTACCGCAAATGCAGTTACTCTCGACCGTCTCTACTATCAGTTCCCTGCACTTGCTAAGGGTGTAACTCTGACTGCTGGTGCTCTGGTTCGTAACACTGAAATGACCTGGATTCCTACTGCATATAAGTCGGAAGTTCTTGACTTCTTCCAACTTGCTGGTGCTCCTGGCGTCTATAACAAGGCAACTGGTGCTGGTTTTGGTGCCCAGTGGTCACAAGGTAAGAAAGGTTTTGTTGCTGGTCTGAACTATGTTGCTCAAAATGGTGGCGATTCCACCAAAGGTGAGTTCAACGAAAAGGGTGCCCTGAACACTCTGGCACAGATTGGTTATCGTGCTCCTAACTACGGTATTGCATTCGGTTATCGTTATGGTACTGAAGGCACTCGTGTTCGCACCTTTAATGGTGTTGCTGGTGCTTCTGGTGCTCTTGCTCCAGGTCAAACCTCCAACGGTTATGCTCTGAGTGCTTACTGGCAACCCTCTAAGTCTGGCATTGTTCCCTCGGTATCTGCTGGTTATGGTTGGAACACTGTAAGTCTGAATGCTGAAGGTGCAGCAACTCCTGCTGGTGCTACCGATTCTCAAACTTGGTATGCTGGTCTTCAGTGGAGTGATGTACTTGCCAAGGGTAATTCTGCAGGTTTTGCTGTGGGTCAACCTGGTAATGCAGAAGGACTGGATGAGGATGCAACGATGTGGGAAGTATTCTACAAGTATCGTGTAAGCGATAACATTACTATTACTCCTGCAGTGTTCTATGCTTCTAACAACCAAGCATTCACTGATGCTTCTTCCAACTTTGGTGGTGTAATCCAAACCAAATTTACTTTCTGATAAACTGAAAGTGTGATAACATGGAGGGGATAAAACCCCTCCTTTTCTATGGAGATTTATGAAATACGATATTAAAGATATTAACCTTGCCGAACTTGGCAAACAACGAATTGAATGGGCAGGAAGAGAGATGCCTGTTCTTAAACAAATTCAAGAAAGATTTGCAAAAGAAAAACCACTTGAGGGAGTACGTTTAGTCTCTTGCAATCACGTTACAACAGAAACTGCACACCTTTGTATTGCACTTAAAAATGCTGGTGCAGATTCTATGCTGATTGCAAGTAATCCACTTTCTACTCAGGATGATGTTGCTGCTGCTCTTGTAAAGTATTGGGACATCCCCGTATTTGCAATCAAAGGAGAAGATAGTGACACTTATATTAGACATATTAATACCGCTCTCGATCATCGTCCTAATATTATTATTGACGATGGATCTGATGTTGTAGCAACTTTAATTAAGGAACGCCCAGAACAGATTGCTGATTTGATTGGAACTACAGAAGAAACTACTACTGGTATTGTTCGTCTCCAAGCAATGATTAATGATGGAGTGCTCAAGCATCCTGCAATCAATGTAAACGATTCTCAGACTAAGCACTTCTTTGATAATCGTTATGGTACTGGTCAATCAACTCTGGATGGTATTATTCGTGCTACCAACATTCTTCTTGCTGGTAAGACTGTAGTTGTTGCTGGATTTGGTTGGTGTGGTAAGGGTGTTGCTCTCCGTGCTAAGGGTATGGGTGCAAATGTGATTGTTACTGAGATTGATCCAGTAAAAGCAATTGAAGCAACTCTGGAAGGTTATAGAGTGATGCCTATGGTTCAGGCAGCGATTCTTGGTGATATTTTCATTACTGTGACTGGCAATAAAAATGTTATTGCTTATGACCATATGAAGTGGATGCGTAGTGGTGCTATTGTTTGCAACTCTGGTCACTTTGATAATGAGATTGATGTGAAATCTCTGGAAGAAAAAGCAACAGAAATTAAAGAGGTTCGTCCTTTTGTTAAGCAGTACAAACTTCAACATAATGAAGTTGTGGTAATTGCAGATGGTCGCCTCGTAAATCTTGGCGCTGCTGAAGGACACCCTTCTGCTGTGATGGATATGAGTTTTGCAAATCAGGCACTTGCTGTAGAATATCTTGTTCAGAATCAAGGTAAACTTGCTCCTGGTGTTTATCCCGTTCCTGCAGAAAAGGATGCGGAAATTGCAGAACTTAAACTTTCTGCAATGGGAATTTCGATTGATAAACTCACTGAGGAACAAGAGAAATATATTAACTCTTGGTGTGAGGGAACTTGAACCTTAACCTTCTCTTAGTGGACTTTAATTTTCATTTCCTTTAGAATTTCTTTGTAGTTATTCACTTTTTATGAAACTCAAAAACTTTATTTCTATTAGTCTTGCTCTTGCTCCTGCTGCTGCATTTGCTGGGACTACTTTGAACGGTGCAGGTGCCACCTTCCCAGCACCTCTTTATCAACGATGGTTCCAAGATTATGCACGAACTTCTGGGAGTAGGGTTAATTATCAGTCCGTTGGTTCTGGTGCTGGTGTTCGTCAATTCCTTGCGGGAACGGTTGATTTCGCAGCAAGTGACGAACCCATCAAACCCGCAGAAGCGGCAAAAGTGAAGCGTGGTGTTGTCCAGATCCCTATGATTGGTGGAACGATTGCTGTTGCTTACAACAATCCTAGTTGCACTCTGAAACTCACTCAAAAGCAAACTGTTGATATTTTTGCTGGTCGTATTAAAGACTGGAAGCAAGTCGGATGTGCTGCTGGTCCGATGAAAGTTGTTCATCGTTCTGATGGTTCTGGAACTACTTTTGCATTCACCAACTCTTTGGAAGCATTTGGTGGTTGGACTTATGGTGTAGGTAAGTCTATTAATTGGCCTACTGGTGTTGGTTCAAAAGGTAACGAAGGTGTTTCTGGTACTATCAAAAACACTCCTGGTGCTATTGGTTATGTGAATACTGGATTTGTTCGTGCCAACAAACTTAAAGCAGCAGTTATTCAAAACAAGGCAGGTAAGTTTGTCGGTCCTTCCGCTGTGACTGGTGCTGCTGCTCTGAATAGCATTACTCTGGATGCAAACCTTGCTGGCGAAAATCCCAATCCCTCTGGAACAAATGCATATCCAATTTCTACTCTGACTTGGATCCTTGCATATAAGAAAGGTAATGGTGCTAAGACTGATGATATCCGTGCTGCTCTGAACTATGCTTTGAGCACAAAAGCACAGATGATTGCTGATGATTTGGGTTATGTTCCTCTTGCAGGTTCGGTTCTCAACAAATCACGCATTGCTGTTGGGCGTATTGGTCAGTAATTCCTAACAAAACTAGGTATAAATGACTACGAGGGGTGCTTGACACCCCTTTATTTTTGCTATATAATTGTGTAACAATTCGTAATAAAACGAAAAATGACTGTAACAAAAAACGAGTTTGGGCAAATGAATATGTTTGCCAAAGAACCCGCGATGTATATGACCAAGGAAGACCTTGAGCGTTATGGCATCGAACCCTATGCAGAAAAAGCGGAGAAAATGAATGGACGCTGGGCTATGGTCGGCATTGTTGCTGGCGCTATTTCTTATGCTCTCACTGGGCACCTCTTCTTTGGAGTAGTTTGAGACTTGACAATGACTTCAACTATCTTTACAATAACATCAGTTGCCTTTTTTGTTTTACTGGCAGCATCCGTTGAAAAAATTTGCGAGACTTACTAATGACCGTTTTTAATGTCACTCTCCAATCCCCTGATGGCACCGAAACTACTATCAAATGTCCTGATGACCAGTACATCCTTGAAGCAGCAGAAGAGGCAGGTGTTGACCTCCCTTCATCGTGTAAGGCAGGCGCTTGCTCTGCCTGTGCTGGCAAACTCATTTCTGGCACCGTTGACAACGAAGAACAATCGTTCCTTGATGATGATCAACAAGCAGAAGGTTGGGTTCTCACTTGCGTTGCTTATCCCACAAGTGATTGTGTAATTCTTACTGAACAGGAAGAGAATCTGTGAGCACTGCTGGTATGCTAGGGCAGTTCGCAATTGCCCTTCAAGAACTTGGGTGGAATGCTGATGATGAAATCTCGGTGGAGATTGGAGGAGTAGCAGTAACAGGAACTGCTACCAGTCCAAATGCAAATCCAAAATGGGCAAAACCATTTGGAACTGTATCCTACCAAAACGATGCTTTCATCGTAATTAAAAACAAATCGAGGAACCCAGTTGTTCCTTCACAACCAAATCCTGAACTTAAACAACACCACCTTTATCAAGGAGAAAACAAATGAAAAATCTTTTTACTGAAAAAGCTGAGCGTATTAATGGTTGGTTTGCAATGATTGGTTTTGTTGCAGCCGCTGGTTCTTATCTTACTACCGGTCAAATTATCCCCGGTGTGTTTTGATAGAGGTCAAAATGCGTAAAGAGCAATATCAAGTTCCACAAGTACAATTTGTATTCCGTGAGAATAGTGAGTTTGTAAATCGTACATCCGCAGAACTATTCAATGGAAAGCGTGTGGTCATTTTTAGCCTGCCTGGTGCTTTCACTCCTACTTGCAGTGCCTATCAGCTACCTGGATTCGAAGAGAAATACGACGACTTTATTGGTAGTGGCATCGACGCTATTTACTGCATCTCTGTTAATGATGGGTTTGTGATGAATGCCTGGGCACAAGACCAGAACATTGAGAAAGTAAAACTCATTCCAGATGGAAATGCATATTTCACACGCTCTATGGGAATGCTTGTTAGTAAGTCCAACCTTGGTTTCGGTGATCGCTCTTGGCGTTATGCTGCAGTCGTGGATAACGGAATCATCGAGAAACTGTTTGTTGAACCAGGACAGCGCGATAATGCCCCTGAAGATCCTTATGTTGAGACTACTCCAGAAAATGTTTTTGAATATGTAAAATCTACGGTTCGAGAAACTGTTACTGCCTGAAGATAATCAAGCGCCCAAAAAGGCGCTTTTTTTATAAATATCTTCAGTGTTTATAGAGATAATCCATGACCCTAGATCTTCATAACTTTTTTAAGTTTTATGATGATAGCAATTCAAATCATGTTGCAGCGGTTCAGTGGTTAGAAGATAATCTTCCTCCCCAATTTTTAGACGATGCGGAGACAGATTGGATTGGAATTTTTAGAACCAAACCCCCTACACCAGCGGTTCTAAACGTTCCATATTTCAATCAAGTAGATAACTACAGAGATGCACATAGAACTTGCAACTCTTCATCGTGCGCTATGTGTCTTGCGTTCCTCAAGCCAGGAAGCATTAAAGGTGACGATGAATACGTCAAGAAAGTATTTGCGATTGGTGATACAACGGACCATGCCGTACAGACGAAGGTTCTGGCAGGTTATGGCGTTAAGTCACACTTTAGTTACAATCTATCTTTTGCTGATATTGATAAAAGTTTGGACGCTGGGAAGCCCGTTGTTATTGGCATACTCCATAGGGGTTCTCTTTCTGCACCTACTGGTGGGCACATGTGCGTTGTAATTGGTAAGACTCCAGACGGAAAAGGATATTACGTTAATGACCCATATGGATCATTGAATGATAACTATACTGGTCCTGTAACTAACGGTAAGAAAACAATCTATACCAAAGCAGTTCTTAAGCACCGTTGGTGTCCAGGAGGCAATGATGGGTGGGGCAGAATCTTCGATTAGATTTAAGGCAAAAATGCTTAAAGTGATCAAAGAACTTACAAATCATGGAAAGCACGTAGAAGCAAACGAACTTTATCAACGGTATTTCGGAGAAAACAATGGCAAGAATCGATTTACATAACTTCTTCAAGTTTTATGACGAGAAGAACCCCAACCACGTTAAAGCAGTGCAGTGGTTGGAAGATAACCTCCCAGTCAAATATCTAGAAGATAATATTGATTGGGCGGAGATTTATAGAGGAAAAAAGACTAGTGCTGCACCAGCAACCACTGCTGCTGCAGCTCCTGTAACAGGTGGTGATGATGTTCCTCAAATGGGCATCAAGTTAATCAAAGAGTTTGAGGGATGTCATCTGAAGGCATACCCAGACCCCTTGACTGGTGGACTTCCAATCACTATTGGTTGGGGATCTACTCGCAAGAAGGATGGATCACCCTTCAAAATGGGTGATACCCTAACACAGGCAGAAGCAGATGAACTTCTTATCGAACAATGTAAGAAAGAGTTCCTTCCTGCTCTGCGTAAAATCCCTCATTGGAATGAAATGTCAGATGGAAAAAGAGGCGCTCTGCTCAGCTTTGCTTATAATCTTGGTGCCGGTTTTTACGGTGGCGATAACTTTAATACTATTACTAAACGCTTGAAAAATAAGGAGTGGGATTTAGTTCCTGATGCTCTTTATCTCTATCGCAATCCTGGTTCTAATGTAGAAGCAGGACTTGCACGTAGAAGAAAAGCAGAGGGTGAATCCTGGAAGAAGGGATAAATAGTTACAATCATAACTGATTCTTGATCTTAAATGGTCTGAATCTACATAGTCCGAATCCTCTGTGATTCGGTGATTACTTTACTTTTAAACATAACTTCGGTTTGTTTTGTTTAGTACACACTGAACTCACAGAGGACTTTCTATGTCTTACGCTACAAGGGCGCTTGCTGTAGCGTCTGCTCTTTTAATGGGGGCATCAACAGCAGCATTAGCAGAAACAATATCTGGAACAGATTTCGAGACTGGAGATACTTCAGGATGGAATACTGGAACTCAAACAGGAACATTAGATGCCACAATCGACGGAGGAGGAACTGGTGTTAGTGTCGTAGATAATCCAGTTATCTTTAATGCCGGTTCTTTCCCAGCACAAGGAAGTCCAACATTACAAGATGGTTCTCCTAATCCATATTACGCACCCGCAGTAACACCAACCACTTGGGAGTTTGCTCCTTACGGAACCGCAGGTGCAGCACTACAACCAAATGGACAGCAAACATTCGACCAGGCAACAGAAGCACTTGGTTTAACCGCAGAACAAAATCAAGCAATAAGAGACCTTCTTATTCAACAGCAACAAGCATCTGGACTTGGAAATCCAAATCCTACTGATGCTGCTTGGATTACAAAATCAGTCACTTTGGAGACTGGAAAAGTTTATACAATGTCTTGGAACTACATTGGAACGGACTATGTTCCTTTCAATGATGGTTCTATTACTTCACTTGTTTATCAAGGAACTGGAACTTCTCCATCAGTAACAGTTAATAACCAACTTCAAAACTATGCATTACTTGGATTTACTAATCCAGGAACTGGTGATTATTCAACAGGTTCTTTTGGTTCTACTGGATGGCAGTATTCAACTTATCAAGTAGGTGCTAATGGTGATTATCTCTTGGGATTTGCAGTATTCAACCTTGGAGATACCGCACTATCACCAGTTCTTTTAGTTGATAGTCAACCTGGAACTACAACAGCAAATGGTGAAGAATTCACTCCTGTTGCTCCAAATAATCCAGATGCTCCATCTGTTGATGAGGTAGCACCAACTCCAACTCCTACACCAGAGCCAACTCCTGAACCACAACCACCAACATTATTAAACTCTGTGACTGTTCCTGCACCAGGACTTCCAGTTGTTGTTACCACAGAAGTAACTCATAAGGCATCTGAGAAGGATGGAGTTCAAAAGATTAGAAGAGACTTTGCAACCACAACTCAAACTCCTTTATTAAGACAGGATACTTATAGTGATGGAACCGTTGTAGCATCATTACTTCTTTCTGTTGATATTGAAAATAATCATGATGTTCTTTCTGGACGCACTGACCAGCATGAAGTTTTAGATAAGATTGGTGGTGGATTACAAAATCTGTTTATTTACGAACCAACTGAACCAACCACAGACAGAGTAAGAGTATTCAATAACAACTATTATGCCTGGTCTTCTGGTGATTATGGATACAATGGTAAGACTTTAATCATTGGTGGTGGATTAGAGATTGATATTAAACCAACCTGGACTATAGGTGGTCAATATAATAATATGAACATTGATTTGGGTGGTGTTGATAGTACTTCTAAACTCCTCAAAAATCATTATGGAATATTCAATATGTTCCGTGGAAATACATTCTCACTCTTAACAAATGCTGGATACTCCCAGAACAAATATAATGTATCCAGAAATGTTCAGAGTGTCTTCAATAATGAAAGTTCAACAGAAGGAAAAGAGTGGTTTGTAAATAACAGACTATTCTGGCATCTCAATAAGAATGTAACTCCATTTGTTGGATACACTGTTGGTAACTATCAGAGAGATGGATTTACTGAGAAAGGTTCTATTCAATCCAGAAGAACTGTTGATGCTATAAACAAAACTTCACATTCTGGTGAGGTAGGTCTAAATATTTCACACCGTTTTGGTGGAAAGAAAAAGGATTTATTTGGAGTAACTATTGGTGGTTCTTATGAAACCAGTGGAATGATTGAAGCATCTGCTTCTGTTGATTATAAGGAAATGGTTATTATTGAAGGAATACATCAAATTAATGATGGAGTTTCTAACACAGCAGTATCTGCAAAACTTAAATTTAAGTTCTGAAATCCTAAATAACAAAGACACTTCATCAAAAGACTGATGGATAATCCAAATAAAAGAGAAAAGTGTATGAGTACTGTTATTCGTATAGCGATTTTGGGTTGGTCCGCTGCTCTTCTTACTGCCAGTTATGCTGGGGCTCTATCTAAGATGGATCCTACTTTTATTGCTACTGTATTCACAGCATCTGCTGCAACTTTCGGTATTAATACAATGAAGAAGGGTGGCGATGAAGATGAGAAGAAAGAAGAACCACGCAGAGAAGTTGTAGTAGAACCTACTCCAGAACCACCAGCACCAGAAGTTGCTGCTGAACCAACTCTTGAAGAAAGAGTTGAAGCACTTGAAGAAGGTCAAGTACAACCTCGCACAGGTGGCGCATAATGGCAAAGTCAGCAAACAAAGGTAAGAAAGGTTCGGCAGGTTCTGCTAATAACAAAAAGCAGAATTCTGGCAATGCGAACGCCAAAAAGGCAAAGAATGGTGGAAAGAAAAAATGATTGAATTTGTTACTTTGGTGGTTGTTGGTCATGTGTTAGTTGGACCTAACTTATGTCAAACTGATTTTTTAAGTGATAATCAAATTTACACATTTATATACCAATGCCAAGAGAATGGAACACTCCAAAACGAGAGTGTTGGAATGCTCCCATCCACCAAATACTCAAAGCTATAGATAATCACACCCGTCTTCATATGGAGACGGGTGATTTTTGGCATGAAGAACAGGCCCAGATCTTGAGAAAATATGTCAAAGATTTGAAAATCTGGATTCATAAACAAGAAGGATGGTGGGATGAATGAAAAAAATTCTCACAGCAATTAGTTTATCATTAGCATTGATTTCTCCAGTAGCAGCAGAATCAATAATTAAAACACAACCAACTGTAAAACCTTATAGTTTATCAGCAATGGGTTGTATGATACTTTTGGAATGTACTGAAGGAGTAGAAAGACTTACAGTAGATTCTGAATTACTAAAAGATCCAGACTTTGATCCATTTAGAGAAGAACTAAAAGCAATCATTGCAGGACTTGATAAACTTGGAGTTCCTGTTTATGTTGCACCAGAAAGATATTTCACACCAAGGACAGTAGGATTATATAAACCAGAATATAATCGTTTCTTTGTAAATGAAACTCTTCTTAAAGATCCTAGAGAGTTTCTAGGAACAATGAGACACGAAGGATGGCATACAGTTCAAGACTGTATGGGTGGTGGATTAAAAACATCTTTTATGGCACAGGTTCATCAAGATAGTGAGATCCCTGCCTGGGTTATGAAATCTACAAGATTGACTTATGAAACGATGGGTCAAGGTCGTGCAGTTCCTTGGGAAGCAGATGCTAACTGGGCAGAAGAACAATCAAATGTCACTGCAGAAAAGTTAGAAATGTGTGCTAAGGGTCCACTGTGGGAACAGATGAGACCAACTCCAATGACAATGGATTGGCTGATTGGTTGTGGATGGATGAAACCACAAGAGGGTAAGTATCCATATTATCCAAACAAGAAAGCAGAATATTGTGTAGAAGGTAAGTTTTAATGAGCGACTTTCCTTGGGGAGTAATTATAATATTGGGGTCTGGTCTTATCTTTACTTTATATGTAATCTACTACATATTACGATTAGCACACGAGGAAATGAAAAATGAAGAACCTAGCAATCATTCTGTCAACAACAAGTCTTCTCATTAGTGGAGCACTTTGCTATGGTGCTTATGTGACTTATAAAAAAGCGGAAGCAATTTTAAACAACCCAGAACAGTTCGTTGGTAAGGTTGTGGAGAATCAAGTGAATAAAGCATTTGAGAAACTACCAATTCCCAAACTAAATACTGGGAGTATTAAGTTTCCTTTCTAATGGCAGACAAAGACCCGTATATCTATAGAATCAAATCAGTATATAAGGTAGTAGATGGCGACACTATTGATGCTGCTATTGACCTTGGGTTTGATATCTCCCTTACTAAACGAATTCGTCTTGCTGGTGTCGATACCCCAGAGAGCAGAACAACTGATGCTAAAGAAAAGGCACTTGGTCTTGAAGTTAAAGAATGGCTCAAGAAAAAGTTAGAAGGTCAAACTGACATTATTGTCAAAACAGAACTCCCAGATTCTACCGAAAAGTACGGAAGAATTCTTGGACATTTGTTTATTGGGGATGCTGAAGTATCCGCAGTCAATAAAAAGAAATCAGTCAATCAAATGATGATTGATGAAGGATTTGCTTGGGAATATTCTGGTGGCACTAAAAAGAAAGATTTTGCTCTATTAGAATCAAAAAGACAAGCGAGCAGATAATTTCTTAGCAATCTTTTTAGGAGGGGCATAGAGAGACTTAAATCTTTCTTGCCCCTCTTTTGTGAATTTATCTTTTACTGGTTCATCAATAATCACTTTATTCTCAATTTCATATAGGGTATTCTTTTCAATCTCATCACGGATATATTGTTCTACATTATCTGTTTGTGCAACAAGTCTTGTTCCCTCTGATGAATATTCAAAAATATCAATATGACCTGCTTCTGCCATCACATAATGGAGAACAGGTTTAACTTGTTTGATTTTAATTTTAAACTTATTCTTTGTTGCTTCTTTGATAAATGGTTCAGCAGCATTCTTCAATACATTTAAAACTGCTGTGGATGCCATTGTAGCAGCAGTTGTGACTACTGCGACAGCACCAGCCGTAGCAACAAGAGAAGGGTCAGGTAAATTAATATCGACACCATAAACAGAAAATGTTGGTTGTGGTTTATCTGCTGGAACTTCTGCAACTGGAGTAACAACAGGAGTTTGAGTAGGGGGGGTTTGAGCAACCTGAGGCAGTTGAGGTGGGGGGGTAGTATCAGGCAACCCCCTTGTTTTTTCTTGTTGTTCTGTTGCTTGTTTTTCACGCTCTGCTTTTACAGCAGCATCAAACTCTGCTTGAGTTGGAACATTAATAACTGGATATTTAATCGTAGTATTTGGGGCATCAATAACAGGAACTTCAAGACCACGAACAACAGGTGCTTCTACAGAACGAACATTTGGTCTATCTATAGTTGAGATTATAGATGGACCAGATATTCTGTTGATACTTGCACTCGGTATGTTAATCGGATTATTTCCGATTATTTGCCTTAAGTTTGGATTATCAATAGGTTGTATTGGTTCCATTGACCACATCCTCAACTCTTGGGTACTTCACAACAATATCTTCACAAACTTTGTAGTAAGGACTATCAGGATGGAACATAATTCCTGCTTTGTATGCTTCACCACATTTTAATAATCTTACAAGTTCAAAATCTAATCTTGCTTTATCAGCTTCGGCTTGTTGTCTTGAGATTTCAACTCTTGCTCTTGATTTGCAGAGTTCTTGTAAAGAACCATCTAAGGGAATATTAAATCCCATAGATAATCCAGCATTTCCAGAATAAGATGAAAACTGTTCTGGATCTTGACTAGCATTACCATTACCAATAATAAATGGTGCCAGGGAAAATGTTGGTCCTTGACAAGAAACACCAGCACCAAATGTATTCATAGCATAAGGGCCCTGAAGCACTTGAACTGCCTGGTTTGTTACATTACCAGTAGCAGATGCTGAAGGTCCTGCGATGTTTGTATTTGATGGAGCTTGCTGAGCAAATGCAGTCCCTGTTGAAATTATTGCGTAAAGACAGAGATTGATGTAGTAGTTGATTGAGTTTCTGTGGTGCGATCTATCCATGTTTCTTTTGCCACTCCAGGTCCGAGATAGGTTTCACTGAACTGGAATGGAGCACCAGGAGTTGTAATACTATAATTTGTATCCTTAGTAGGATTTCCAGGAATGTTGATGTTCGTACCAGTTACAGTATAAGATTCACCAGTTGTATATTCAACTTGGCGGATTGCTTCTACAATTCTTGTTGTAGATTCTGTTGTTGCATTGATTGTGCCTCTAGTAAAATTAGGCACAACGCTCTCAGCATAAACGGGAGTACAAATGACTCCCGTTGCTAAAAGCAAAACGGGAGTTAAATGTCTCATTTGAATACACTCAGTTCAATGGACCTTTGAGCAGTAGCACTTGTTCCAGCACCACCAGCAGTAACAGTAGGAACACCAGTTGGTGAAAGAGTACCTGCAAGAGTTCCTTTCTCACCACCAACTTGAGTTACACTATCTCCGTAGAGATTTGGTGTTCCAATAACACCGTTAGTAACTGTTTGAGTATTAACTGGAGTATCAGCAGCATTGAAACTTTCAGAGAAAGTAAATGCTTGACCTGGAGTATTAATGTCATAGGTTCCAGCACCACCAACACCTCCAAAGGATGTTGCTTGGATATTGGTTCCTGACGCCGAATAGGAAGCACCAATTCGAGTTGATTGAACTGCGGCACCATCAACTTTCAATTGAACGGAATCAGTGATTTTTGATGTAATTTCAGCAGCATTAACTGGGATTGCGAAGAATAACGAAAAGGCTAATAGAAGTCTTTTCATTTTCTTATTGTTGTGATAAACACTCCAGGC